GAGTCAGGGGTAAAACTCGGAGTATCTAGTAGAGGTAGCGGAAACGTTAACGATTTAGATGGCCGAGTCAGTGATTTTGAAATAATCACTGTAGATATTGTTGCCCAACCAAGTGCTCCTAATGCATACCCTAAAGCAATATACGAAGGTCTTATGAATATGACCAACGGACATAAAGTTTTAGAAGTTGCAAGAGAAGCAAGAGGCAATAAACAAGTAGAACGGTTTTTGAAAGACGAGGTTACTCGTTTAATCAAAGACTTAAAAATCGACTAAAATAGAGGGGAAATCAGCATGTTAGATGCTATCAAACCATTAATTGATTCAGGTCTTATTAATGAAGATGTTGCAAGTGAACTAGAAAGCACTTGGAGCACTAAGTTAAATGAGGCTAAAGATCAAGTTCGTGGTGAACTTAGAAATGAGTTCGCACAAAGATACGAGCATGACAGAAGTGTGATGGTTGAAGCCCTTGATAAGATGATTACAGAGTCTCTTACTGAAGAAATCAAAGAATTTCATGAGGAAAAGACTGCAATTAACGAAGACCGCGTAAAGGCGAAAATGAAACTTAAGGAAAGTGCAAATAAATTTAATAACTTTATGGTAACTAAGTTAGCAGAAGAAATTAAAGAATTACGTGCAGACCGCAAGATTCAGTTGGAAAACCAAGATAAACTTCAAAAGTTTATCACTCATGCATTGGCTAGAGAGATCAAAGAATTTGCTCAGGATAGACAAGCAGTGGTAGCACAACGAGTCAAGTTAGTTGCTGAAGGCCGTACACAATTAGAAGCATTGAAAGAGAAATTTATTTCTGAAAGTGCCGCAAGATTGAGTACATCAGTAGCATCTCATCTGAAAGGTGAATTATCACAACTTAAAGAAGATATTCAAATTGCTAGGGAGAATAACTTCGGTCGTAAAATATTTGAAACATTCGCAGGTGAATTCAGCACAACTTATCTAAATGATAAGGCTGAAACACGTAAGATTGTATCTGTATTAAATGACAAAGAACAAGAACTAGCCGAATCAAAAGTCCAACTTGCGAAAGCAACGAAGATTATTGAATCAAAAGAACGTGAAGTTAACATTATTAAAGAATCTACTCAACGTGAAAAGACTTTAGACAATTTAGTGTCATCTTTGAACAAAGAGAAGGCTCAAGTAATGCGATCTTTATTAGAAAGTGTTCAGACGCCAAAACTGAAGAACGCATTTGATAAGTATTTACCAGCAGTATTGAACGAAGGAAGTGAAAAGAGGTCTGAAAAGGCACCTTTAACTGAATCTGTGTCAACTGCACAAACAGGTAATAAATCTGCCAAGAAAGAACAAGTTAGGGAAGATGACGTTGATAACAACGTAATCGATCTTAAGCGCCTGGCAGGGCTTTAATTTAAACTAGACATAGAAATTTAGGAGAAAATAACCATGTCACAAGTACTCTTAGAAAGCCGTTGGGACGAAACAAAAGACGCCCTACTTGAAGGCTTAAAAGGCACTCGCCGATCAACAATGGGTGTTATCCTTGAAAACACTCGCAAAGGTCTCTTAAATGAGAATGCTACCGCAGGTAGTACCTCTGCAGGAAATATTGCTACACTTAACCGTGTAATCTTACCAGTAATCAGAAGGGTTATGCCTACTGTTATTGCTAACGAACTAGTCGGCGTTCAGCCAATGACTGGTCCTGTTGGACAGATTCACACTTTACGTGTACGTTATGCTCAGTCATTGACTGACAACTCAGCAGCCGCTACATCTGTAACTGCTGGTGAAGAAGCATTATCACCATTCAAAATTGCACAAGCATACTCACGTACTGCTAGTGGAACTGCGACAGCCGCTTCATATACTGGTGCTGATACAGCAACTTTAGAAGGTAACGGTGGTAAACAAATCAGTGTGCAAATCTTAAGACAGGCAGTTGAAGCCAAGTCACGTAAGTTACAAGCACGTTGGACATTTGAAGCCGCTCAGGACGCACAGTCTCAACACGGCATCGATGTTGAAGCAGAAATTATGGCTGCTTTAGCACAAGAAATCACTGCTGAAATCGATCAGGAGATTTTACTATCTCTTAGAACGTTAGCGGCAACTGAGTTCACTTATAACCAGGCAGCGGTATCAGGTACTGCTACTTATGTTGGTGATGAACATGCGGCACTTGCTGTATTAATCAACAGAGTTGCAAACTTGATTGCTCAAAGAACACGTAGAGGCGCAGGTAACTGGGCTGTTGTGAGTTCTGCGGCCTTAACTGTATTACAATCTGCAACTACATCAGCATTTGCACGTACAACTGAAGGAACTTTTGAAGCTCCTACTAACACTAAGTTTGTTGGTACGTTGAACGGCGCTATGCGTGTTTTCGTTGACTCTTATGCACCTGATACTCAAGCAGTATTAGTTGGATACAAAGGTTCATCTGAAACTGATGCGGCGGCTTTCTATTGCCCATATATTCCATTAATGAGCAGTGGAGTTGTACTAGATCCAGCAACATTCGAACCAGTCGTATCATTTATGACACGTTACGGATATGTAGAGTTAACTAACACTGCATCATCATTCGGTAACGCGGCTGACTATGTTGGTGAAATCGCAGTTCAAAACTTAACTTTCCAATAAGCCGATTATTATATAATCACTTATTAAATAAGTTTGAGGAAGAGTCTTTTAGGCTCTTCCTTTTTTTATGGTTGCCCAAAAACACATTAAATACTTGACATTATTAACCATTGGTTGTATAATATAAAGATATGTTTGGAGAATAACACATGGCAAAAAGAATTTTTAGAATTGAAGCCGGACGATACGGCGGAGAAACAGTAATCGGAGAAGTCGATAAAGAATTTGTAGAACAGTTTATCGATGAAGGAGAAGGTGAATTAATAGAACATCTTACAAGCACAGATGATATGGACTTTGAGGGTATATTACCTAAGAAAGATTATTACATGTGGGAGTGTGATGACATCGAACATATAAATTCTGCATATGCTGATAGTGGTTTTTTTGTAACAGAAGTAACTAACGAAGAAAATAAGTATGATTACTCTGAATCCGAGACTGGCTTTGAGCCAGTAGGTTGTTTATATAGTAGAGAAGCATATTCACAAGATGAAATGCCTGATGATGAAGACATTAAAGACGATGATGATTATGTACCTGTAATTAACTTTCATAGTGGAGAAAAAGGTAACTTCGGTTGTTGGTTTGTAGAAACAGACGGTGAACCTTTCGACAAATATAAATTCACATATGGAATCGTTGAAACTAATATGGGAGAATTTATTGACTCTGCATATTATGACGGAGAAGAGTTAGATACCGAGTATGACTATGCTGAAAGCATGGGTAAAGGATACTACGCATCGGTAGGTTACTTGAACAAAAAATGGCACGACTCAGATGACAAATACACTAAAGAAAATTTAGACCCTATGTGTTGGGAAGACTTTAACGATACCGTGGACTATGAAAAGAAAGAAGCATCGACTACAGTCGCATTGAATATTTCAGCAGAAGAAATCGTAGGGGAAGTAGGCACAATTGAAAACCCAGGTGATGTTGATCCTGCAATCGAACCGATCGTTGAACCACCTATAGTAAGTGAACAAGAAGCAGAATCTTATAAAGAACTACAAGATCAACTGACTCAACTCAATGGACATGATGACGGTAGAGGAGAAGAAGGCGAAGAACTTTAAATGGCTAGATGTCGTCCAGAAGATTGTAATTTAGAAACAGACAACTTAACTATAATTTGGTACCACAATTATTCAGGTGGTAAGTTTATGGCTAATTGTCTAAGTCTATCTGATCATGGATTGTTCGGTCATAAAGAAATGACTGAAGCACAATTAAGAGGAGAATTCTCACCCGACGATAAATTAAATTATTTGTTAGGTCAAATATCTGAAATTGAAAAAGGTGTCCGGTGGACTGACCTTAACATATCAGATAATAAATTTTTTGGTTTTGATAAAAAAGATTATATTGATCCATGGAGAGGTATATCTTACTGGAATTATGTTAAAGATGTATCCAAAAGTGACTATAAATTTTTTATAGCATCACATTTTAATCCAGAAGTAATTGAAATTAAAAAGATTTGGAAGAATGCAAACATCATTTTGTTTACACATCCTCATGGATATGTTGAAAAAAGAGCAAAGAATGACCCTAAAATATGTGTTTTTTATGATAGACTAGTTGATTATGAAGAAAACTTAGCAGAAATGAGAGCATTACCTAATGTTGTTTACGAATTTGATGTACGAAAGTATGAATCAGAAACTGAAACGTTAGATGCAGTTAAAGAAATGTATGATCTATTAGGAATCAGAGGGTACGATAGAGAAAAATTATCTATCTATTACAATGATTGGTATAATAAAATAGAAGAAATTAAATACGTATAGTAGAATCTACTGGGGTATCCATCAGTTTTTGACTTTCTCTTATTTTCTTTTTTCTTAGTCTACTACAGTTTGCACAAACTGTCAATATATTTTCTTTTGTTTTGTTCATAGGATTAAAATCTCTATATGCAATATCTAATTGAATCATATCTTCAGGTACAAATCCACACTCAATACACATTGTATTCTTCTTTGGTATCTTTTTATTATAAATTGCTTTAGCACAATCTACACAATATTTGTGCCATTTTTGAAAGCCATGTTTACTAACTCCATTAGGTTTGGCAAAAGAAATGTTGCAACTAGTGCATTTCGGTCTAACTGGTTGTCTTGTAATCATAATTTTATTTATTAAAAAAGTGCTGTAGGGTTCTTTTTTATAAGGTAATTTTTATTATATCAGCATAAATACAAGATATAATAATGGAACCGACACATGGCCGCAGACAAATTTAATTCATTAACTGGGTATTCAGTAGGATTACCCTCAATAGACGTAGTAGCCGCAAATGGTAATATAGTTACAAATCATAATTACCCTGCAGGTAACGTCACATCTAACAGTGTTTATGCAAACAATTACTTCTATGCAAATGGAGCGGCGTTTTCAAGTGACCCAGCAGGATCAAACACTCAAGTACAATTTAATGACAATGGTGTATTTGGAGCAAGTGCAAATTTAGTATTTGACTCTGTATCAGATACATTAACAGCACTCAATGTATCAGTCACTGGAAACACTGCATTAGGAGATGTTCAGACTGTATCTATTGAAGGTGGAGTTAACGGATATGTATTACAAACAGATGGTGCAGGTGGATTAAGTTGGACTGCACAATCAGGTAATGGCGGAGGAGGAGGCAATGGCACTCCGGGCGGATCCAACATGCAAGTACAGTTCAATAGTGCAGGATCATTTGCAGGAGACGCAGGTTTTACATATGATGTAGACGATGATTTAATGTCAGCAATTCATATTGCAGGTGAAGCAGGAAATCTATCTAATCTAACATATTCTAACATTACAGGTATAGGAAACATATCAGCAGTTGATCTTACAGGCGCATCTGATACTGTTCTATATGGTAACGGTGTGTTTGCAGATATCTCAGCAGGAGCAAGTGCAAACTTTGCAAACTTTGCGGGTAATCTTACAGTTGCTAGTCAACCAAACATAACTTCTGTAGGTACGTTAACAGGTCTTCAAATCAGTGGAGGATTATCTGTAGTAGGTAATATCGGTGGAGGCAATATTGCAATCACAGACACTGCTACATTTACTGGACCAGTAGTTATTGATTCTCTTGGAAATCTCACAGTACAAGGTAATGCAAACTTACAGACTTCGCCTAACATAGAACTGCCAGTAGCAAACTTACATATTGACGGTGGACTTAACGGATATGTATTAGCAACTGACGGCGCCGGTGGATTAAGTTGGACTCTTAATTCAGGTGGCGGTGGAGGCGGATCACCCGGCGGTGCTAACACACAGATGCAGTTTAATGACGGTGGACTATTTGGTGGAGATGCCAACGTAGTTTACAACAAAACAACAAACACAATGACAATGGCAGGCACTCTTGTTGCAAACAACATGACAGTCGGATCAGGTGCATATTCATTCAGAACTACTAAAGTTAAGAACGGCGTAACAACTACTACTTCAGCAGTAGAAATCTGTGCAACAGAAGCATCTACTGTTTCAGCAGTAGATTATACAATCGTTGCTACTGACCCAGCAAATTCATCCAGACAAACAGTTAAGATTACATCAGCAGTATATGGAGCAACAGTCAACTACACTGAATATGCAACAATATCAGTTGGTTCATTACTTGCTGATTTTGCAGTGACTTACGTTCCTGGAGATGCATTTAGAGATGCTCAAGTAGTTTTATATGCTACTCCGGCAACTACAAATGAGACTACCTACAACATATTATTAGAAGAATATTCTTCTTAAAAATAAAAGGGTAAAAAACCATATCTTAGCACTCTTTATTGAAACAAAACACTAAATACTATTATAGTTTACGGAGACCAAACCATGGCAATCAAAGCATTTAACTCGGTAGCGGGATTCTCAGTAGGAGAGACCCCGGCCAACATAATTTTATCGAACGGTTACATAACAACTAATGGAGCAACGTTTACAGCAAACATTGCGGCATTGGGTGTATTAACTGACAACTTATACTACGCAAACGGCGTACCCTGGGACTTACAAGAACCAGCCGGAGCGAATACTCAAATACAGTTTAATAATGACCAAGACTTTGGCGCATCATCTAAACTAACATTTGATACCGCGACTGCTAACTTAGACGTTGATGGAAATCTTAATCTTACAACAGGTAAGTATTACGGTGACGGTTCTGCACTAACAGGTATTGATGCAACAGGTATTCAAAATGGAACATCTAATGTTCGTATACCAGTCGCAGATGGCAACATTGAATTAAATGTTGACGGCGGACTAGAAGCAAACATCACTTCAACAGGAGTGAACGTTGCAGGTACATTAAACGTAACAGGTATTGTTACTGTACCTAGCACATCTGGTGCAATTGATTTTGCATTAGGAACACCTACTCAAGGAAACTTAACATCTAATGCATTAACTTTAACAACGTCATCATCGGTCTCCAATTCGATTGCACAGTTGAACGAAGTATTAGGTAAATTAGTTCCTGAATCACCAGATAACTTCCCTGGATCACAAAGCATTACGATTGCAAGTACATCTTCATATAGAATGGCAGATAGTTTCACTCAGCCTGACAATACAGCAGGTGGATCAGCGGCAGTGGCAGCAGGTACAACAGTATCTAAAACACGTAGAGCATCATCATACAACGTTAATGCGATTACAAATACTGGCCCCGGTGATAATGGTACAGTCTCTGTTCAAAAGAACGGTTCAACCGCAGGTAGCAGAACATTAACAACGTCACTAGACGGCAACGGAACTTACACTGACTTAATTATCAGTAATAACAGAGATTATAGTGAAGTAAATTCAAATGTAGCGGCAGGCTTCTGGTCAGTCTTTACAGCAGATGCATCAGGTACTGTATCAGATGGTTGGAACGAAGTATTAATCGATGATACAGCAACTGCTTCAACAAACAAAGAAACTTGGTACTATGATTCATCAGCTCCTGGTACCCCTCAGTTTACATCAACATCATTTACTGCACCGGGTGCACCTAGTTATACATACAGTTCAACTGTACCTCACTATAACAACACAAATGATTTTGCTATAGCATTTAACGTAAACAGATTATCAGGCAACATGTATCCAACAAGTGATACTTTTGTATCAGGATCATCAGGCGGTGCATTTAGTTCACCTAGTAGTGTAACATATTCAACTGCTGGAGTAACAACTCCGTTAGCGGCTCAGTTACACGTAGCATCAGGAAGTCAAGCAGTAACAACATCTGCTTCAATTATATCAGGATTCGGTTCAAGTGCATCGGGTCCATCAGTATCAGTCTTTAACTCTTATGCAACAGGAGTACAATCATTTACTCCTTCAGATACAGTATTATATAAGACAGGAACTTCATCTTCTTCAAGTAGAATTGAAGAAGCAAACGTTTATATCGGTTCAACAATCGGTTCAGGATCAGGGTTAGCACAACGTATTGAAAACCCAGGTTCAACAGATACACCTACTTTCTCTGCAAGTGCAACAGTATTTGACAGTGAAACATCAACGTTGCAGACATATGACTCAACAGTTGTAGCAGATGTATTAAGCCATGATGAAACAGATTATTCTACTGGTCACTTACCAGTAGGACCTGACTTGTCAGCAAGTAGATCAGGAACACAGTATTTTACGTTTAAATTTATAAGAACATCGACATCTAAATTCGATGTTAAATTTTCTGGAACGTTGGCAGGATGTTGGGTAGCAGTACCCGGATCTACAATTGATTCATCATCTTCATTGAATGGTTGGATTGATATGTCAACATCTTACGCGGGAGCAGGTGTCCCCGGTGCTAATACAGGCGCTGGTGGTAACGGTTCAGACGGGTGTGCGTTAGGCGGCGTTATACCTACAGGATCTGCTCAAACAAACAAATCAACGACTGCTACATTCGGTACGGTAAGTTCATCTAGTACATCAACTAATGAAATTTATGTTCGTATCGCATTAACTAGCGGTCAATCGATAACAGCCTTATCACTAGAATCTGCGAGTAACTAAAAATGAGTATACCTATTTCACAAAAAGTCGACCTACTTTATAAACAGGCATTCGGTGTCACTAAAACTGACATAGAATCTAACAAAAGCCCTAGTAACGAGGCTATAGCAAGTCCACTACTTAATCGTGGTGATACTTTATGGACTCAGGCTGATCAGATACCAGGAACAGCGGCAGCCGTTGCTAGTATTGTTCAAGCATATACAGGATCAAGTGCAGTCGAGTGTACAGCAGATAATACTACTGTACCAGTTGGTGGTGTTTACCCTACTTGGAAAACAGACTTAACTTACTGGGTACCACAAGAATTTGGTTCTACTTATGCAGTAGCAGTCTATGTAGACGATTCAGGCGTTGCAGATCCAACTTCAACAGGTACTCAAATCTTTGGTGCTGGTTCAGGTGGAACTGGTGAGTTCTTCTATAACTATCAATCAGGTGTCCTTAACTTTATCGGAGAAACAATTCCGACTGCTTTAACAAGTAGTAAAGTTCTTTACATCGTAGGTTACAGATACATTGGTAAAACAGGTGTTAATAACTTACCTGATTCACAGATTGGTAACTTAGACATAACTGATCAGACTATTACTGGACAAGATACTGATGCTAATATTATCCTTACTCCAAACGGAACAGGACAAGTTGTTACTTCAGGTAATGTAACAGCATCATTCTTTTATGGTAATGGCTCTCAGTTAACAGGTATTGATGCAACAGGTATTCAAAATGGAACATCTAATGTTCGTATACCAGCCGCAGATGGTAATGTCGAATTAAATGTTAATGGTGGACTAACAGCAAACGTTACTGACACTGGCATAGTAATGACTAGTGGTAATTTAGACCTCGGTAATGTCATTGCAACAGGAGTAGGTACATTCACAGGTAATGTTTCAGCAGGTAATGTTAGCACAGGTGGACAAGCAGACGTAACAGGTAACTTAACTGCTGGTAACGTAGACGGTGGTAATTTAGTACAAGCATCATTCTTTACAGGTACATTAATCGACGGTACATCAAATGTTACAGTCAATAACAACGGTAACGTTGATTTAGTAGCCGCAGGAAACACAACTGCTGTCATTACAGATTCTGGCGCAAATATTGTTGGTACTGTTAACGCAAACGGTGTAGCAACATTAGGCTCAGTCGTAACAGCACAAGTAACAGGTGCAGGTAGTGGTAACTTAACATTAACAGCGGGTTCAGCAGATGATTACGTTGAAATTAGACCTACAGGAACTGGACAAGTTCACGTTGGTGGTTTCAAAATTGAATCATTGGGAACTCCAACTGCATCAACAGATGCGGCAACAAAACAATATGTAGATGACGTAGCACAAGGTCTTGCAATTCAGGCTCCTTGTGTTGTATCAGCAACAGATACTGTGGCAACAATGTCAGGTGGTACTGTAACATATGATAACGGCACAGCAGGTGTCGGTGCAACTCTTACAATTTCTGGAGCAACATTAACAGCAATTGATGGTGTAACTTTAAGCACAGATGACAGGATTTTAATTAAAGACGAAACTACATCAGCACATAATGGTATCTATGTATACACAAGTTCAACTGTTCTAACAAGAGCATCAGACTTTGACACTCCAACTGAAATGGCAGGCGGTGACTTTACATTTGTACAACAAGGAACTGAGTACAATGACACTGGTTGGGTAATGACTGATCCAGTAACAACAGTTGGTACTTCAGACGTTAATTTCGTTCAGTTCTCAGGTGCAGGATCATTCACAGCAGGTGCAGGTCTTACATTAACTGGTACTGAATTCTCTGTTAACGTTGATAACTTAACAACAGACATCTCAGGTGGAAACGTAGTTGTTAAAACTTCTGCTCAGTTAACTACTCCAAATATCGGAGAGGCAACTGGTACAAGTTTAACAGCAACTGGTAACGTAGCAGGTGGTAACTTAACAACAGCAGGTGTTGTAAGTGCAACAGGTAACATAACAGGTGGAAACGTAGCAGGTACAACAGGTACATTTACAGATGTCGCAGGTTCATTAACAACAGCGGCACAACCAAACGTAACATCTTTAGGAACATTAACATCATTAGAAGTTACTGGTAACATTGATTCAACATCAGGCATCTTTAATGGTGACGGTTTTGGACTATCAAATATCCCAGCCGCAAATATTACAGGCTTAAGTCTATCAAGTATTTCAAACGGCACATCTAATGTAGATATTGCAGCCTCAGACGGTAACATCACAATGGGTGTTAACGGTACAGGTGACATAGTAATCGTATCAGATGCAGGCATTGAAGTAACTGGAACAGCAGGCATTAGTTCTACTGTAACAGCACCAGCATTTACTGCTAACACAGGCTTATTCACTGGTGACGGTGGCGGTCTATCTAATGTAGCAGGTGGTAACGTAACTGGTGAAGTAGCATTCGCGGCAACTGCAAATGCAGTAGCAGGTGGAAATGTCTCAGGTCAAGTAGCAAACGCACTTGTCTCAGGTACAGTATATACTGCGGCACAGCCTAACATTACATCAGTAGGTACTTTAACAAGTGTCGAAGTAAGTGGTACAGCAAATGTAGCAGGAAACGTAAACATTGGTGCTAGTGAAATTTCAACATTAGCGGCAGGTACAGTAACTACTACAACTACATCACAAACAGCAATTGCTAGTTTCGCAGTTTCAGGAATAAACGGAATTGAGTTTTTAGTAAAAGGAATAGACGCAACATCAGGAAATACTTCTGTAGCATCAGTACTAACTGTAACAGACGGATCAACAGTTGATTTCGTTACATATGGTCAGACATTCTTAACAGGAGCACCTGGAGTACTAGCAGTAGGCTTAAACGGCAGTGATTTAGAATTGTTGGTAACACCAGCATCAACTAACTCAACGGTTTGGGTTACACAATATAGGTTTATTTAATAATGGCAATTAGGTCCTTCAATTCAGTTGGCGGGTTCTCAGTAGCCGAAACACCAGTTGAGATAGTCAGTAACGTAGGTAACGTTACACCAACTAACTTAGACGTTAGTGCTGGACTATCTGATCTCGGTGCGATCGGCAATGTTACAATTACTGGAGGCTCCGCAAATCAAGCATTAATTACAGATGGATCTGGTGGACTATCATTTGGTTCTGCAGGTCTTGCGGCAAACACAGCCGCAGTCATGCCTTATATTATTAATTCATCTGAATCATATCAAATTGGTGCTAATCTTCAGGGTCTATTTTCACAACCTATCGAAATTGATGGCGAATTAGATGTAGAAGGTATTCTTATCGAAGTAGGTGTTTCTCAAAATGCAGAATCATCACAAATATATTTTGATAATTCAGGTACATTCTATGGTAATACAGGATTTACATTTAATATAACGTCTGGTAACTTAGATGTACCAGGTAATATTAATCCAACAGGAAGCATTATTCCTAGTGCAAATGTTACATATGATTTAGGTTCATCTACATCACGTTGGAATGATTTATATCTAGCAGGATCATCTATTTTTATTGGTGATGGACTAATACAAGAAGCCGCAAACGGCGCTATGGTAATGACTAATGGCGACGGTGGTCAGTTTATTTTTGAAGGCTCAGCAGACTTTGATCATACTGCAATCTTTAATGGTACATCTAATGTATCAATAGACTCAACAGGATCAGCAGTCACAATGGGTGTTGGTGGAGTAGCAGATGTATTTAATATGGCATCAACAGGTGTCTTAACTACAACAGGTAATGTCGAATCATTAGGAATTAAAACAGATAATTATTATTACGCAAACGGCGATCCTATTAATTTCGGTCAAGATCCGGGCGGATCAGACACACAAATTCAGTTTAATGATGGCGGAAGTACATTCGGCGGGTCATCAACACTTACACTTAATAAAACAAGTGGATTAGTAACAGCAACCGGCAATGTATCTGGCAACAATTATATATCTACATCAGGATCAGTAATATTTGGTTCAGGTGCAAGTGCAGGTACAATTTCTGTAGATACCGGCACAACAACAGCCGGCGTATTTACAACAACAATGACAGATGTCAACATTGGTTTAAATGCTAATGTTGTAATATGTGGTACAGGAAAGACATTAACAGCACGTGGTAACGTGTCAGCAGATAATTTAAATTCGACAACTTTATCTGTCGATGATTTATATAGTAGTAGAACAGCAGTTTCAGTAGGTAGTGCAAACACTACAATTGATACATTTGCCGCATCTTCATATAGATCAGCAAAATATACACTTAAAGTTTCTGATAACACAGGTTATCAAGCAATAGAAGTACTTTTAGTACATGACGGTGTAACTCCGATAATGACAGTTTATGGTTCGATATCAACTACAGGAGCAGATTTAGTATCATTGACTACTGTAATATCAGGATCTAATGTGTTGTTGAGAGCAACACCAGAAAACAGCAGTACTAGTGTTAATTTAATGGGTACATATGTACCAGACTAAAAATCAATGCGGGAAATAACGATAAATAGAATTATGCTGAAAAGGCAAATTTAACTATAATAGGGTAATAGGAAATGTTAATATTAAAACAAAACACGGCGGCATCAGTCCCCACCCCGGCTGCGGGAAAAGGTACAATCTTCTTAAGTGATTCAGATGTACTGTCAGTCAAAAAAAGTTCAGGATCGGTAGAATCGTTTCCTACAGTAGGCGGGTCAAATACACAAGTCTTCTTTAACGATGACCAAGCAATCGGCGGCAATGCAAACTTAACGTTTGACAAAGCCACTAGTGTTCTTACTGTAACAGGTAATGTTGGTGCTACTAGAGTATTAACAGACAATCTTTTATATGCTAACGGAGTTGCATGGGACTTACAACAGCCAGCAGGTTCAAACACTCAAGTTATTTTCAACGATGAAGGTGATTTTGGTGCAGATTCAACGTTTACATTTGATAAAGCAACTGATACCCTATCAGCAACTAATGTTGTTGCAACTGCATTAACAGGTGAAATACAAACAGCCGGGCAAACTAATATTACAAGTGTTGGCACCCTAACCGCACTAGCAGTAACAGGTAACTCAGATGCTGGAAACCTCAACGCAACTAATACATTAAGCGGTACAGACTTAGATATTTCAGGAAATGGAATCATTGGTGGAAACTTAACAGTTAACGGTGACTTAACATATGTCAACGTAAGTTCTTTCGATGTTGAAGATCCAATTATCACAATGGGAGGTGGCCCAAACGGAGCGGCTCCTACAACAGATGATGGTAAAGATCGTGGTACAGCATTACAATATTATGACGGTGGTGCAATTGTAGGATTTATGGGTTGGGATAACTCAGGATCAGAGTTTATTTTCGGTGCTGATGTTAGTAACACAGACGAAGTAATCTCAGTTAACACATATGGTAACGTTCATGGTAACGTATTCATAGGTGATGCAGGTGGTTTATCTAATGTGATTGCCGCAAATATCTCAGGCACTGTAGCAAATGCAACACATGCATCAACAGCAAATACAGTAGTTGATGCGGCTCAAGCAAATATCACATCTGTAGGTACACTAACAAGTCTTGTTGGTGGAGAAGGTTCTGCATCAGATTTTGGAAACGCAACAGCAATATTCGGCAAAGACAACACAGGTTCATCATTAGGTGATAACATCGGTGTTGTTGGTGAAGCCGCGGCAAACTCATCAGCAAGTATCAACGGTATCGGTGTATACGGATACGGTGCAACAGACGGATCAGATAAAGGTACTGGTGTTTATGGTCAAGGTCTAATCGGAGACACGACTGATACTGGAGCGGCAGTAGGTGTACGAGGTACAACAGCCGGAGTACATGCTAGTGGTATGAACGTAGGTTTATACGGTCTTGCTTCTGGTTCAAGTGTTTCTAACTATTCTTTGTATCTTGTACAAGGAAGTATCGGAACTATAGAAAACCCAATTACATGGGAAGTTGCAGATAATGAAGCAGGCGCATTAAGATGGAGTTCAGCAGGTAAAGCAAACATCTTTATGATCGAATCTACTGATAATGCTGAAGGTATTTCAACAACAGGTTACTTAAACGTAACAGGTAATATTACTGCAACAGCAGGTATTAAAACAGACAACTATTATTATGCAAACGGAGCACCAGTTGACTTTCAACAGCCAGCAGGTTCAAACACAGAAGTTATCTTTAATGATGACGGAGACTTCGGAGCAGATTCAACATTTACATTTGACAAAGACACTAATGTCTTGTCAGCAACAACAGTAACAGCAACAACTTTAAACGGTACATTAGGTACTGCTTCACAAACTAACATTACTTCAGTAGGAACATTAGGTTCACTATCTGTTACAGGTAACGTTGGGGCAGGAAATGTTAACGGTACAGGTGGTGTATTTACATACGTATCAGGAGATGGCGCTAACTTAACGTCAACTGCTGGTGGAAACGTAACAGGTGAAGTCACATTTGCCGCAACTGCAAATGCAGTAGCAGGCGGAAATGTATCAGGTGCAGTAGCACTAGCAACAAGTGCAACATCAGCAAATGCAGTAGCAGGCGCTAACGTGACTGGTGAAGTTGACTTTGCGGCGACTGCAAATGCAGTAGCAGGTGCAAACGTTTCTGGCACAGTTGCTCTTGCTTCAGTAGCAGGAACGGTATCAACAGCCGCACAAGGTAACATTACATCATTAGGCACATTAAGTGGCTTAGGTGTTAACGGAACAATTACTGCTTCAGCAATCACAGCAAACACAGGAGTGTTTACAGGTGATGCAGGTGGTTTATCAAACGTAGTGGGCGGTAACGTAACAGGACAAGTAGCAAACTCAGCAGTCGCAGGTACAGTATATACTGCGGCACAACCAAATATTACTTCAGTAGGTACTTTAAGTTCTGTAGTAACTACAGGTAACGTTGATACAACAGCAAACGTTGTAACTGATGAGATCATTGGTAAATCTTCAGGTGTTACAATTACAGCAATAGGTACTAATCAGCCTATCTCATTAGTAACAACAGGTACTGGTTCAGTTGATGTAAACTCAGCAAGAATTATAGAACTAGCAACACCAACAGCCGCAACAGATGCCGCTACTAAGCAGTACGTTGACGATGTTGCTCAAGGATTGGCAGTACATGCTCCTTGTGACGTTGGTACTACAGGAACATTAACATCTATCACTGGTGGAACAATCACTTATGACAATGGAACAGCAGGTGTTGGTGCAACATTAACAACATCTTCAGGTAACTTTGACACAATCGACGGTGAATCATTCGGTACTGGTGAAAGAATACTCGTTAAAGACGAAGCAACTCAAGCAAATAACGGTATCTATGTTAAAACATCATCTACGGTTCTAACAAGAGCAGATGATTTTGATACTCCAACAGAGATCGCAGGCGGTGACTTTACATTTATATCAACAGGAACAACTCTAAATGATTCTGGTTTTGTTAACACAGACCCAGTATCAACAGTTGGAACAGATCCAGTTAATTTTGTACAGTTCTCAGGTGCTGGTACATTCACAGCAGGAACTGGACTTACACTAACTGGTGCAGAGTTCTCAATAACTGACACAGCAGTATCAGCCGCATCATATGGTAACGGTACTCATAATGCAACATTCACAGTTAACGCAAGAGGTCAACTGACAGCGGCGGCTAACGTTGAAATTACTGCAGGCGCAGGTTCATTGACTGGTACAGTTCTTAATTCAAGTGTTGTAGATTCATCACTAACATCATTGGGAACAATCGATACAGGTGTATGGCAAGGTACAGCAATTGGAGCGGCATACGTTTCAACTCTGAATCAGAACACAACAGGATATGCGGCAACTGTATCAACAGCGGCACAACCAAACATCACTTCTTTAGGTACACTATCAGGATTAACTGTATCAGGTACGATCTCTGGTTCAGTAAGTGGATCAGCAGGTTCAGCAACTACAGCAGGAAGTGTAGATAACTCTGTTACATTTAATAACGGTGGTTCAGGAGCAGCCTCAGGAACAACTTATAACGGTGGTACTGCAAGAACTATCTCTTATAATACAGTCGGTGCACCAAGTACAACTGGTTCAGGAGCATCAGGTTCATGGGGAATCAATGTTACTGGTTCAGCAGGAAGTGCAGGATCAGCAACAACTGCTGGTACGGTAACTACTGCGGCGCAACCAAACATCACTTCTGTAGGTACATTGGGTTCATTAACAGTATCAGGAACTACTAATACTGGAACATTACAGTCTACTACAATTACTACAGGGTCTAGTTCAACAGCAGGTACTATTACTGGTGACTACACTCTAACAAGTGGATCAACACTTAATGCAACATATGCTGACTTGGCGGAGAAATACACAGCAGACGTAGACTATGAGCCTGGAACAGTAGTAGTATTCGGTGGAGAGGCAGAACTATCAATAACAGGTCAACATGCATCACACACTGTCGCAGGTATTATCACAACTAATCCTGCTCAAGTCTATAACGCAGAGTGTACAGCAGGTGAAGGCGAATTCGTAGTTGAATTAGCATTGATCGGACGTGTACCATGTAAAGTAATGGGGCCAATCACACAAGGTGATTTGATTGTTACTTCTGAAAATGCAGGATATGGATGTAAAGGTGATCCTGAAAACATCAAACCAGGTACTATTATCGGTAAAGCAATCTCATCATTTAATGATGGCCTAGACGGCGTAGTCGAAGTACTCGTAGGTAAAAACTAATTCTAACTACCTTAGAATCGTTAAGTCACACTTAACATGTAGAGAGAGTCGAAAGACTCTCTTTCCATATACGGATAATTAATTCACTAAATTAAGATCAGATAAGTATATGTATGAATACTTTTACGATGTCTTTTGACACCAGAATGGCAGAATGGTACATGTTAAGACAACGTATCACTGAGTTAGATTTAGAAAAACAATGTATTGAAATAGATAAATTTTGGCAACAATGTCCATTAAATAACTATTATCTACATCCACATGATATAAAAGATTGGCCCAATCCATGGCAACTCTTACAAGATAATCATTATTGTTTTTATGCACGTGCTTTAGGTAACATATATACTTTGGCAATATTGGGTATAAAAGATGTTGACTTGTGTTCAGCAATCGATTATACTGATACAGAGGTTGTATTAGTCCTAGTAGACAACGCAAAATATGTGTTGAATTACTGGCCAGATTCGGTAGTAAATACTGTGCTGTCAGATTTCAAAAATGTCAAAAAAATTGACATCCAAATGTTATATAACAAAATAAATTAGGTAAAGAATGAATATTAAAGTCACTAAAAGATCGGGAAAAATAGTAGAGTTAGAGTTAGAAAAGTGGCAAGCCCAAATAGCAAAAGTATGTGAAGGAGTTTCAGATGTATCGCAATCAATGATTGAGATTACGTCACAACCTCATTTTTTTGATGGTATTACAACAAGAGAAATTGATGAACTTACTTTACGTGCTATTGTTGATCTTATCGATGAAGAACAAGCACCAGAAACAGGACACACTAATTATCAATTTGTAGCAGGAAAACAACGTTTATCTATGTTGCGTAAAGATGTATATGGTCAATATCAACCGCCGTCTCTGTATGAAATTGTAAAGAAAAACGTGGAAGCAGGATTGTATACTACAGATTTACTTGAATGGTATTCTGAAGAAGACTGGAACAAGATGGATAAGATGATCAACCATGAGAAAGATGAAAATGCATCTTATGCCGCTGTCGAACAAATGATTGGTAAGTACCTTGTAAGAAACAGATCAACTGGTCAAATCTATGAGACGCCTCAAGTAAGATATATGGTAGCCGCCGCAACAGTATTTCATACAGAAGAACCAGAATCTGCTAGAATGAGATTTATTAAAGAGTATTACAATTGTGCTAGTGATGGACTATTCACTCTTGCAACTCCAGTACTTGCAGGGCTCGGAACACCTACTAAACAATTTAGTTCATGTGTTCTTATTAAGAGTGATGATGATTTAGATAGTATCTTTGCATCAGGTGAAATGATGGCTAAGTATGCTAGTAAACGTGCAGGTATAGGTCTTGAAATAGGTCGTTTAAGACCCCTAGGGGCACCTATAAGAGGCGGAGAGATCATGCATACGGGCATGATACCCTTTCTTAAGAAGTGGTTCGGAGACTTACGTTCATGCTCTCAAGGTGGTATTCGTAATGCGAGTGCTACAGTATTTTATCCTATATGGCATCATCAATTTGATGACTTAATCGTTCTTAAAAACAATCAAGGAACAGATGAAACCAGAGTTAGACATATGGACTATGGCGTATGTCTAAATGCATTCTTTTGGAAACGATTCAAAGACAAAGGAAACATCACATTCTTTGATCCAAATGAAGTACCTGATCTTTATGAAGCATTTTATTCAGATACTGCTAAATTTGAGGAACTTTATATCAAATATGAAAGGTCCCGTAGCCTGCGTAAAAAAGTAATGTCAGCAGAAGAAGTATTTAAGTCCGGTATATTAAAAGAAAGAACTGATACAGGAAGGGTGTACTTAGTCTATGTAGACAATGTATCTAATCAAGGACCGTTCGACACCACAGATCATCCGATCTATCAAAGCAACTTGTGTTGTGAGATATTATTGCCTACAAAGCCTTTTAAACGTTTAGATGACGATAAGGGACGTATTGCATTGTGTACACTGGGATCGATCAACTGGGGAGCATTCAGACACCCTGAGGACATGCGTAGAGCATGTCGTATACTTCAGAGAAGTCTATGTAACATCTTAGATTACCAAGATTTCTTGTCGATTCAGAGTAAGTTAAGTAACGATGAAATACAACCGTTGGGTATTGGTGTTACTAACTTAGCATACTGGCATGCAAAACGAGATTACGTCTATGGTGACAAAGATGCATTACAAGATGTTAAAGCATGGATGGAGCATCAAGCATTCTTCTTAACAGAAGCAACAGTAGAAATGGCAAAAGAAAGAGGCAAGTGTTTAGATAGTGATAAAACATGGTATGGTAAAGGGACATTCCCTTGGGAACGTAGAGCAAAAGGTGTAAACAAATTAGCAAACTTTAAGCCAGAATGTGATTGGGAATCATTACGAAAAGATATGAAAGAGTATGGTGTTAGAAATGCGACTCTAATGGCGATTGCGCCTGTAGAATCATCTAGTGTAGTAATCAATTCAACAAACGGTATTGAAATGCCAATGAGTTTAATCTCTGTTAAAGAAAGTAAAGCAGGATCATTGACACAAGTAGTACCAGACTATCATATTAAACGTGTAAGAAACTCTTATCAATTGATGTGGGAGCAAACAGATTGTGATGCATATCTTAAAACTGCATCAGTGTTAGCGGCATATGTAGATCAAAGTATTTCAACAAATACATTCTACAATCCAGCACACTTTAAAGATCAAAAGGTGCCTACTACATTAATTGCAAAAAACTTAATGCAGGCACATCAATGGGGACTTAAGACTTTTTATTATTCTTTAATAAATAAAGCGGGAGTCAAAAGATCCGACGAACAACTACAAGAAATAGCAAAACAATACATAGCAGAGCCAGAGTTTGAAGATGATGACTGTGAAGCATGTAAATTATAAGGGTTAATTATGAGCAAAGAACAATACGATTTAACAAAACAAACAACATACTTAGACAACAAAATGTTTTTGGATCCAGCAGGCCCGGTTACTATACAACGTTTTGAAGAAGTCAAGTATGATCAAATAGCAAACTTTGAAGAAACTGCAAGAGGCTTCTTTTGGGTACCAGAAGAAATTAGTCTGACTAAAGACGCCGGAGACTTTAAAGATGCTAGTGATGCAGTTAAACACATCTTCACTGCTAACTTATTAAGACAAACAGCATTAGATAGTCTACAAGGCAGAGGCCCTGTACAAGTTTTTACTCCTGTTGTAAGTCTGCCTGAACTAGAAGCATTAATGTATAACTGGTCTTTCTTTGAAACTAATATACACTCACGTTCTTACAGTCATATCATTAGAAACATCTATAATGTACCTAAAAATATCTTTGATACTATCCATGACACAAAAGAAATTGCTGACATGGCATCTTCAGTTTGTGATTACTATGATGGCTTACATGAAATCAACTGTCAAAAAGAAATGGGCAAAAAGATCGATGAAGAAAAACATATCAAAGCAATTTGGATGGCTCTACATGCAAGTTATGCCTTAGAAGCATTACGATTTATGGTATCATTTGCTACATCATTAGCAATGGTAGAAAATAGAATCTTCATGGGTAATGGCAACATCATTTCATTAATCTTACAAGATGAACTACTTCATAAAGGTTGGACAGGTTGGATCATTAAACAAGTTGTCAAAGAAGATCCAAGATTCGCAAAAGCGGCAAAAGAATGTGAGAAAGAAGTATACGATATGTATATGGATGTCATTAGAGAAGAAAAAGAATGGGCAGATTACTTGTTTAAGAAAGGTCCTGTAATCGGTCTTAATGCAAACATTTTAAAAGAGTTTGTAGACTACACAGCATTAGAATCATTAAAAGCAATTAATATAAAATATAATGAACCTGCCCCAAAAGCAAGTCCTATTCCTTGGTTTAACAAGCATAGTGATACTAGCAAGAAGCAAACTGCACTACAAGAAAATGAATCAACTAACTACGTAATAGGTGTTATGTCAGAATCACTTGACTATGACGAGTTACCTGAGTTAGCATAAAATTTATTTGACCACATCAAATCGTATTAAATATACGTATAACATTAACTAGGAGAAAGAATGAAAGCCATTGTATGGAGTAAAGATAATTGTACCTATTGTGATCAAGCAATTAAACTATTAGAAGCAGAAGGTATTGATACAGAAATTAAAAAAATAGGACATGGATATACTTTAGAAGATTTATTAGCAGTAGTTCCCAATGCACGTACAGCACCTCAAATCTTTTTGAATGAAGATTACGTTGGTGGATTTACTGAACTTAAACAAAAACTGGAGTCATAATGGAAAATAAAGCAATATCAATGATTGAACTAGGAAAGGTGTACACACTTAAAATTTTTAGTGGAGAAGAAATCGTATCCAAAGTAGTAGGAAATGAAGATGGTTTTTTAGAACTAGAAGATCCTGTATCTCTTGCACCTAGTCAAACTGGCATGGCATTAGTGCCTAGTGTCTTTTCTGCTTCAATGGCAGAAAACCCAAGACTAAATACTAATAGTGTTTCTCTTGTTGCAGTTACAGCAGATGAAGTTAAAGACAAATATAGAGAGGCTACTACTGGGGTAACTGTACCCGAGAAAAAAATATTAGTAGGATAAAAGTACATGGCTAAATTAAGCCGAAAGGGAGATAAAAACACTACAGGTGGAAAAATTCTCAAAGGCTCAGAAACTGTCTTTGCAGAAGGAAAACCTGTAGGTCTGCATGTTAGTGAAATTTCTCCTCATAATCCAAAACCAAATAAAAAACCTCATAAATCTGCAAAGACAACTGAAGGTAGCCCTACAGTTTTTTGTGAAGGGAAACCAGTACTTAGAGTAGGTTCCGGCAACGATTGTAAACATAAAATTGTTGAAGGCGCAGATACGGTATTCGTGCCCTAGGATAATATATGGCAGATACAGGTAAACAAAGTCCCTTAGGTCAAAACGTATTAGGCGGAATCTTACAAAATAGATGTATTCGCATAAATCCTAATGCTCAGTTTTTTATGGGAATCAGCAGATCAAACTCTCAGTATACATTCGGTACACTAGTTGACAATACCGTGCTTAGAATGCTTGTATGGTCTATTAATGACGGTTATACAAGGGGTGTTGTGCCTACTGGTACTTACGATAATCTTATTTCAATTAATGGTTATGGTAGTTGTTATGCGTTAGGAAATTCAAAACCTCCCACATACATAGCAGAAGATGCATCAGAATCATGGGCATATCATCCAACAAACCCAACAACATGTAAAGCAGTAGATTACGGAGAATCAGCAGGAGTCACAGGTGCATTACCGGGTCCTGCAAATGCAGGATACTCTGTAACTGGTAATACAGACTATGGTCAACAAGCAACTTGGATACCCTACAATTCGTCAAACCCTAACAAAAGTATTACTCAATGGGGTTGGATTAGATGTCATGCTTTACAAGCACACAACGAATTTAATTGGCATGCTAAAGAAGGACTTGAAGGGGCGGTATTAGATTCTAATCCATCTCCTAGATATGAAGATTTCTTAGGATCATTTAACGAAGCCTATAGTTTTATTCAGTACAATAATAAAACAATTTCTACTGCACAGAATGCACAAACTTTCTTAGAAGGTTCATTCAGTAACATGAATGATTTAATTACTGGAGATGTTACTGGAGTAACTTTATATACCCAAGGTCTTGCAAGAGATTTGCAAAGATTGCAGAAAATATTTGACTTTAAACGGTTAGATCGTTTTGGTTTCCCCTCAACTTTACTACAACAATTATATGATGCAGGTGGATTGTCAACAGATTTAAATTTGGCTTTGGGCTCTGCTGGACTTTCTGAAAAAGAAATTAAAATTTTATCTACTAAAAATGACCACGGTACAGCATCGCAAGAACGTAAAATATATACAGCATTTTTATCGATAGCCGGTAAAAACTTACGAGTATGTGTATCATCATTAACAACAAATCGTTTCTTTTTAGCAGACCAATTAAACCCTGACTTCAATGATGCTATTACAATACGCACATTAGCAGATTTATTAAACCCATGGTATTTATTTTATAATACTAGAAAAACCCTTACAGTGCCGTTATACAATACACAAGTCGGATTGCCTACTGGCTCTAAAACATATTATTTAATTTACCCTGACGATACCCTATATGATTATGGTGACGGTGTAAACTCGGCACTTACATCTGACCAAGTAAGAAGTGTTGTCGGTACATTATTTACTGCAGGTCAACCTCAACCGACAAATAACGAAGCCAATATTTCTGGAATTAGTCTAAGAAACCTTCCGGAGGGGTATGATTCATATTTAGGGTTTCCAAATGAAATTTTGCCTGAGGCTATCGGAGTAGCAGCCGGCGCAGTAAGATATGCTTTTTTACAAATTAGTAATATTGAACAAATTACTCCAGGTAAATTGGGCAACTGTATTCAATTTTTAGAATTACTATCAGAAGATACTACTGATGCAAATGGAACAGAGGCATCTGGAAGTTCATTACAAAAACCAGTAGACCAAGATTTAGTAAGTGAAATTCAAGCACAAATGGGACTAGGATCTAATGTACATGGCAACTATAGAATGGATGACTTTTTTGGCAATATGTCAGGTAATCCATACAACTGGCGTGAGTTATATGATTTTCTAGCCGGCGACAAAGAAATACAGAATGTTACAGACGATGCTGAGATTTCTGATCTAGCAGCCATTTATCAACAATTGTTTTTAGCAGTATCCTGGGAAGCAATGGCAATGTCTTTACAATTAGAATACACTTGTACAAGAACTACAGATGCAGTAGCAAATGTTTCTAATCCGGATTATCAACCAGATCCCGCACTACCAGATTATAATCCTTATCTGTTTATTCTTGCACCAGAAACTGATCCTCCCTCATACACAAATAATCAATGGCAACCTTCATTGTGGGCCGCGGGGTATAGAATTAAACCAAGTCAAGGAGAATATACTTTATTAACTAATGACGGTGGCGGATATGGTAGAGGCGGTGCCCCTGATCCGGTCGCCACTATTAACTACACAACATTTAATAGTGATGGTTCAAGTATCGAAGTATCAAGTATAGGCAGAGACGATGCACAAACAGGTAGCAACGGTGGTGGAACGTTTGGAAGAGTTCAAGGCGCCGAAGTTAGTGGCGGCGGAGCAGTATATTTTGCTACAAATATCCCAACTGCGGATTGGCAATCTCCGGTGCCATACGCACCCATACCGGCACCGAATGATCCTCCACCGGGTTTTGAAGACCCAGATGGTGTTTATCCTAATTACCAAGATGCAAATCCGGGATACGGCGCACCAGTTGCTAATACAGATGTAATTGCAGAGCCTGAATATCCCCCAACAGGAACTTATCCTTGGAGAAAAGCAGACGGCGGAACAAATTCGCCTTATGGATCTAGTTATAGTTTTTCTTCTGTTCCTCAATATTATATTAATGCGGCTAACAATGAAATTTTGGAAATCTCTAAGCAGTCTCTGAATTCTATAAGTCAAGTAAATATGATTTGGAATATTATGGGAAAACAGATGAAAGTTGAACAACGTACTAGATATAATTCTATAGGTAGAGTAGAAATTCCTAGAGATCCTTTTACTTATAGTAACCAAGACTTGGTTTCATTTGTAGACAGTATGCCAGATTATTCTGATTTTCTGAAAGGTCTTCAAGCAAGAACAACATTAGAGTTAATTGTAGACAGAGATTGTAATGTTGGACAAAACATAATGGCACAATTAAGACAAGAAAAAAATGAGAAGGCTCTTTCAAATTGTGGTATACCAATCAACAATAATATTCCAGACGTTACTAGTCCTTCAACAATACAAACATTAGTCACAAACGGAACAGTGCCAGGAGCACAAGAGGGCATTGTTATCAATGACACTGAATGGGTTAATCCAGGCTGGCCACAAATAGGACCTCCGGGATCACCTACAGTAACATCACCCGGGGTAGTAGATGATGGATTCTTCTTAGTTCCTACAACAGGCGAAGCACCCGGAGATTTTACACCTTTGTTTACAGACGCCGAATACCCAGTAATAGGTTCAATTATATCTGTCGGTCCTCCTGATACAATAATTAGAACACCTGGTGACGGCACAGAAGATGATCCTACTGGTACTCAATTTGATGGCGGAGGCGGAGGCGCAGGTACAGATTCTGGTGGCGGTGAACCTTCCGGCCCTGATAACCCGTTTGTTCCGAAACAATCTGCTGAATCAGCAATCGATCAAGTTATTCATTGTAACTGCGACTGTTGGGACCTACTAGGATAAAACTTTTTCTACCTACCCCTTGACTCGTATTAAATATTAGTATACAATATACTAAAGGACATATATGAGTTATTATTTTACGAGTGAAAGTGTCTCAGAAGGACACCCAGATAAAGTTGCAGATGCAATTAGTGATGCTATACTTGATTCATTTATGCAACATAGAGATCCTACTTTACGTTGTGCATGTGAAACTCTAGTAACTACAAATAAAGTAGTAGTTGCAGGAGAATACAAAGGGGCAATTGATAGTTTAGATGTTGAATACCTTGTACGTAGAGTCGTTAAGAATATCGGTTATGAACAAGAAGGTTTTCATTGGAATAACCTAGACATTCAAAATCTATTACATGGTCAATCGCCTGATATTGCATTAGGCACAGATAGTTTTGGTGCAGGTGATCAAGGTATTATGTTTGGTTATGCAACTAAAGACACAGAAACATATATGCCTGCCCCTCTTTATTACTCACATAGAATTGTAGAAATGCTTACAGCAGTAAGAAAGCAAGGAATTATTCCTTGGTTAGGTCCTGATTCTAAATCACAAGTTACCGTAGAATACAATGACGATAGCACAGTAAAACGTATAGATAAAGTAGTTTGTTCTACTCAGCATGTCGATCAGATCGATATAGAGACTGTGAGGGTACAGATACAAGAAGTAATACAAAAGACTTTACCCCAAGAACTCTTAGATGAAAAGACACAATACTTAATTAACCCAACAGGTAGATTTGTTGTTGGTGGCCCAGATGGAGATTCAGGCTTAACTGGTCGTAAGATTATTGTTGATACATATGGTGGAAGTGCACCTCATGGTGGCGGAGCATTTAGTGGTAAAGATCCATCCAAAGTAGATAGATCAGCGGCGTATATGGCTCGTTATCTTGCAAAAAATATTGTAGCATCCGGGCAAGCAGATTGGGCAACAATTCAATTAAGTTATGCGATAGGAGTTGATCAGCCAACAAGTGTATATGTAGAAAGTGATAGAGATAGCAGAGATTTAACTAAATGGATTACAGATAACGTAGATTTATCACCTAAAGGTATTATCGATAGATTTAATTTATTCTCTCCTATATACGGAGCGACTACTAATTATGGTCACTTCGGAAAAGAATATTTACCTTGGGAAAAACTCGACTTGTTCCCAGAAGAAAAGCCAAAGAAGAAATCAGTTAAGAATAAATAGAGTTAGACAAAGGAGTCTAATTATGAATCAGACTATCAATGTAGTATCAACGAGAGTTGGTACTCATGGCTTATAGTGATAAAGTAATTGATCATTATGAAAATCCTCGTAATGTTGGCAAATGGGATCCTAATGAAGAAGGTGTAGGTACGGGAATGGTAGGTGCACCGGCATGCGGAGACGTGATGAGGTTACAAATTAAAGTAAATGACGAAGGAGTTATTGAAGATGCTAAGTTTAAAACGTATGGGTGCGGGTCTGCAATTGCATCAAGTAGTCTCCTCACAGAATGGGTCAAAGGACAAACCCTCGAACAAGCAGAAGCAATTAGAAACACTGAACTCGCGGAAGAACTCGCACTCCCCCCGGTCAAGATCCACTGTTCAGTTTTAGCAGAAGATGCAATCAAAGCCGCAGTCAAAGATTACAGAGACAAAAACAGTTAGATCACCTTGCAAAGGTATATGTAACTTAGATTTTGAAACTCATCAAGTATGTCAAGGTTGCGGTAGAACAATAGATGAAATTGGTAATTGGTCAATCTATACTAACGAAGACAAAATGTTAATAAATGAAAAAGCAAAACAACGTCTACAAGGATTTTAAAACAGAAATGGATATGTCACCCAAAGGATTCGGATTACCAAAGAAACTATGGCGACAGTTATTAAAATATCGAAATAAAACAGTAGATAAGTGTGCATCAGATGAAATGTTTAGCAAGATGCCATTTTATAATGCATATATGCAACTACACCCAGAAAAAGATTTTCAATACACTTTTAATTCATGGGGATTTCGTGCTGACTATGATTATGAAGCATTAAACATAGACGGCAAAAAAGCAAAAATTATACTTGCTATTGGTGATAGTTTCACTATGAATGTTGGTGGACCGTTGGAACATAGTTGGCCCAGTCAGTTACAAGAACGAGTTAATATTCCAATTCTTAATGGTGGAGTTGATGGATTAGGTCCCGACTCTTATCATCTTATCGTAGACAAAATGAGAAAGTACTTTGATGTACAACATACTTTTTGTCTATTCAACTTGCATGGTGGAGCCTCAGCAGATCAACTTGCAGATGCTAACTCTACTGAGCAAAAAATACATATCTTAAAAGAATATGAATGGCCAATTGGATCAGAAATTGCATTTATTCCCCCGTGGTGCTGGAACCCTGATATGCGAAAAATTTTACTATCGCATTTTCCAGATGCATTTGATTATATGAGACAGATTCCATTAACATGGAAAGACATACCTTATGAAGTCTTTATGTTAATGGCTCAACAAGATTATCAAACATATTCTAATGCGAACTGGCCTTCATTAGATGCTATCTATACACAATTAGCAGGACATAATCACATGAATAATATGCTAAGTGATGTAGATAGACATTTCTTTATGAAACAACTTAATGAAAGATGCGGTGGATATGCTTACCGCAATAGAGACTTTAGGCATATGAGTAAACAAACTAATGGGTTTGTTGCTGATTATTTTTATGAAAAACTAGATCAAAAATTTATAAAACTTAGATAGTTAATAAGGGGACATATCTAATGAGTGCGAGTAGACGTAGACATGCGAATCGATTGAGATCCAACCAACAAAGGAATCGTAGAATTCAGTTTTCTAATCAGAAAAAGAAAGTTAAAATTGAAGTAAAACCTAGTGAGTAACTAATTTTATTACTTTGTTTAATCTTCCGGATTTCATTAATTTATGAAAGGCTTTAAAGTATTTTCGTGCCATGTTTCTCCTATGTGACAGTAATGTTACAAAATTGTGACATATAAGTATATATGCCTTTTCCTTCAAAAAATATTTTTACTCTTTATAAATCAAGTAAATACTACACAATAACTTATTTAGGAGAACATATTGAAAACAGTAGGCGATAAATTTCCCGCATTCTCATTGCCGGGTATTGATGAAAACAACGAGTTTGTCCAAGTAGACATACATGAAAGTTACACCCCACATAAAAAAGATTGGTCTGTAGTTTATTTCTATCCTAAAGACTTTACATTTGTTTGCCCAACGGAAATTGCTGGTATGGACGTTTTAGCAGAACATGCTAACGTTGTAGGTATCAGTGGCGACAATGAATTCTGCAAACTTGCATGGAAGAAAGAGAATGCATTGATAGGTGATATCAAACATACTCTAGCCGCAGACTGTGGACTAGCATTATCACGTGAATTAGGTATTGTACATGAAGAAGCAGGTGTTTGTTATAGAGCAACATTTATCTTTGATAAAGAAAGAACTATTCAACACGTATCGATCAATGCACTAGATACAGGCAGAAATGCAGATGAAGCATTAAGAACATTGAAAGCATTACAAGCAGGTGGACTTACAGGCTGTGCTTGGAGCGAAGGAGATGAACTACTATGAACACATCTAATATACTCTTAAATCCAACAGAGGCTCTGTTTAAAGCATTTAAATATTCTGTTTATGCATTTCTAACATATAATATCTTTTTGTTTTATCAGGAAGAAGCCGCGGCAGTAGTACAAACTATGACTCAAGGAGTCAGTCTTTTCAACATTATTGAAGGATATGCGGCAACAATAGATACAGCGGCATGGGTCGTTTTATTGTTGCTGTTTGAACTAGAAACTGCTGTATTGAGACAACACACACTAGCAAAACCATCGGTTAATATCGGTTTTAATCTGTTACGGGTATTCAGTTATAGTTTTATTGCATATGCATGTTATGGCTATATCTCAAAAGTATTACTAGTATATGGCATTTCACCATATGAAATTGCTGATGCTTGTTCACTAATTGGTCAAAACTTTGCATTAGTTGAAGATTTAGACATCTACCCAATGATTGTTTCTGAAAACTGTAATGCGTTAAACGGACAAGACTTGTTTAGGCTTGGAGACACATCCGTTATTGGAAGTGCTAGTGACTTTTCTGCTATCCAATGGTTAGCATTAGTAGATGTAACTAACTCAGTTACTTGGATGCTAGTAGTAATTTTACTTGAAGCAGACTTGAGATTAGGTAAAGTAGATAAAGTTGTTCCTTACAGTAAACAAGCAAAAGTGGTATTATATTCTGTACTATTTGCATGTGCTACATATTGGGGATTCTTGGGAGACTTCTTAGACTTTTGGGACTCTTTCTTATGGTTGGTTGCGTTCTTCTTTATTGAACTTAACATCTTTAAAGTTAAAAAGTAATTATTTTTTACCAATTAACATAAATCTATTATAACTAGAACTCCCGTAGTCGAAATATTTTGTTTCTGAGTATAGGAGTTCTGACATTTGAAATCTCTCTTTTAATACTTCTATAGACGGACAAGGATTCGATATTAGCCACGGGTCTCCGTGTTCTGTAACGTCACTTGATTGAATACATACTAATGCATTTGGGTCAACATTATTATACCAATCATCTTTCATATGCTCTACACTACAGTTAATTACTACATTATGACCTTGCAAATTATAGGTGTCTGCGTTTGCACATGTGTTTCTGACTTGCGAATTAACGCCTAACATGAAGCCCTGACACAGCATATCAGCGCCTCTAATCGCCTCTGAGTCGATATCTATGCCTAAGATGTGTTGATACTTGTTTTTATTACGAGTTAAAAGCATAAAACCTAATAAATTATACCAGCACCCAGGCACTGCTACTACGGCATCTTTTGGTATATACGGTTCAATAGTTTCACACAACCAAAGTTTAGATTGTGTTTGACCATGGGAGAAAGATAATAGGTCCATAATAGTATTTAATGGGTAAAAAAACCGTTGACAAAAAATAATGATGCTGATATAATGACTACTAAATATATGAACAAATGCTCCAGTAACTCAGTTGGTAGAGTAACTGATTTGTAATCAGTAGGTCGGCGGTTCGAATCCGTCCTGGAGCTCCATATTTTAGAGGGAAAGTTTGAACCTTAAAGAGAAGATTAATGATAGAATGGATCAATTGCAAGCCTGGATGGAGAGCAATTATCACTTAGATCATGCAGAAGAAGTCTATGAACACACTCTTAATGTTAGTAAGTTTTGGTCTGTTTTAACAGAAGAAGACAGAGAATATATACAGTGTGCCCAAGATGCTATCGAAGAATCTACTCCATGGGGAGATCCAAATAAATGAAATGGGGCCGTAGTTCAGTTGGGAGAACGTCTGGTTTGCAACCAGAAGGTCGGCGGTTCGACCCCGCCCGGCTCCACCAGTGTTCAAAAAGTTTTGCCCGAGTGGTGGAATTGGTAGACACAAGGGACTTAAAATCCCTCGACCTTACGGTCATGCCGGTTCAAGTCCGGCCTCGGGTACCAATCACATGTTAAAAGAAAAAGTAATACAAGTCAATCATTGGTCTGATCGCACATTTAGTTTTAGAACAACTAGAAGTGAGTCGTTCAGATTTAACTCTGGTGAGTTTGCAATGATAGGACAAGAAGTAGACGGTAAAAATGTATTACGTGCTTACAGTATTGTTAGTCCTGATTGGGCTGATTACTTAGAATTTCTAAGTATCAAAGATGTAGGTCCGTTAACTAATCAACTTAGTAAAGTAGAAGAAGGTGCAGAAGTATTGTTGCTTCCTAAATGTACTGGAACATTACGTGACACTTTTCTTACTGAAGGTGGTAAGAGATTAGTATTATTAGCAACAGGAACAGGTCTTGCTCCTTTTATGTCAACTATAAGAGATATTAATTTAGTAGAAGCCTATGATAAAATTCATTTAGTTCATAGTGTAAGAAACAGAGACGATCTTGCATATTGGTATGAACTACTATCTGCATTTGAAGATGAACCCGATCTACATGAACTATTAAAAAACAAATTAGAGTACACAGCACTCGTAACAGGTGCAGGAGATGAACGTATAGATGCAAGATTTATACAATCAGATGATCGTGTCATGGCATGCGGTAATTTACAATTTAACTATGATGTCGTTGAATGGTGTAAAGCATTAGGCATGACTGAAGGATCAAATAGAGAACCTGGTCAATTCGTTATTGAAAAGGCATTCGTGGATCAATAGCCAATAAAAAGCAGACCGAAGTCTGCTTTTTAATATTCTAAATTTACTCTTTCGTAAATAAATGAATTAGTATGATTGCTACTAGTAGTCCAACTATTCCAGATTCACCTAGAGTGTTGACTAAACTTAGTAATCCGCTGACAACATCGATACCCATTAGGTCACCGAATAGAATGCCTGCTAAAACACCAAGACCTATTAGGCCCATAAAGATGCTTGTTAGTCCTTTGACAAAATCATTGACTATTGCTATTACATTATTCATATTGAGTCCTCCTCAAATATTTGCATTATTGCATTTCCTCACTAGTATTTAGTGAATTTTAGGGTGTTTATAAAGAAGTATTCTTTAATTATTGTTAAATAACGGTTTTTTTGGGCAAATGTTAATATATAAATATTTAAGCACTCTATTTGTTGCTAAATAACAACACGGAACTGCATTTATGCTATTTCGTAGAAAAAAATCTAATGGAGGAAACAATATGGATTTTCAAACAATACTAGCAATAGTTATTATAGCAGGTGTAGTTTACTTTGTAATGAAGAAACGCAACGACAAAAAATCTTCTGGCGGTAAAGCCGGTGGAGGCAAAGGCGGCGGCGGATCTATTTCAAAATATAAAAATTCACAACGCAAATAAGATTTAACCCACCTTATTAAATAATAATAATTGCAATTCATGCAAGGAGAAAGAATATGTTAGAAAGCATTAAGAGTCTTATATCGGCTCATTTCGACAATGTAATTAAATTAGTGATAGCACTATCATTAGTTTGTATTGCATCAAGTGTCAGCGCCGCACCAATATTGAGCGGATCAGTTGGCTTATCATCAGACTATATTTCTAGGGGCCAACTACAGACCGCAGGAGAACTCACACTATCAGCAGAAGTTTATGCTGAGTGGGGAGGATTGTACGGAAGTGTTTGGGCATCTGAACTAGACTACGCCAATAGTGATTCTACTAATGTTGACGGTCCTGCTTCACATGAAATAGACACAGTGATTGGTTTTCAAAAGCAATGGGAACATATTGGCTTTAACGTAGCCTATATTGATTTTCATTACAGAGGGGACACCTCATATGACTATGAAGAAATATTACTTTCTGCTACTGTAGCCGGTTTTACTATATCTCATTATATGGGACAAGATGAAGCAGGTGATTATACTGAATACTCAACTGGTATATTAAAAGTAGTAGACTTGACATATGGCGATGCAGAAGGTGAAGGAACGCATTGGGGAGTTTCAAAGACTTTTGATCTTTTTAATGGCTCAATTCAAGTTGGATGGTCAGATTTTACTGCTGATGACAACTCAGGATTCTTAGATGAAGACAATATTTTTGTAGGATATACATACGAATTTTAGTCTAATCTAAACTAAATATTAGGCGTCTTTTAAAGGCGCCTTTTTTTGTGGATAAAATATACTTTTGTGATTCCAGGCATAAATAGAGTCGAAACATTTATAACCACACGTTATAAAGTTTTATAAGACACATGAATAAAGGGAATGACACACATGCATAGACATTATAAATTTAAAGATCGGTTAGAACTAGTAACCCTCGTTTCAATTTTTCTTTTGTCTATTATGGCAGTTAGTCCTTCTATATAGACACACAGGAAAGATTATGATAACCGCAATAAGGTTTAGTTTTTACGCAATGTTAATGGTGTCACTTCACATAATGGATAGTGGAGCCGGCATACATTCAGCATTAAGACAGATTAAAGATTCACACTATAGACATACAGGAGTATTATGAATACTATTAGATTAGTAATAGACAAATCAGGCATTTTTAAAAAAGTTGATCAAAAGTTAGAAGCATTATGTTATGCTATGCTTTGGGGATCGATGTTTTTATGTATGTCACAACTAGCATATATGTAATGAAAAAGTTAAAAGCAATCATTTACAAATACTGGATAGCACCATGGCACACGGCACGATAAAAAACGCAACACCACAAGAACAGAAAGATTGGTTTGAAGAAGACTTCTTTATGAAAGGAGACTTTGATGTAATGAAACTATTTGTAGTGGTACCTGCTGTTATTCAGATAATGTGTTTAGGTATGATGGGAATAGTAATGTACTTAAATTCTTTTTTATTCTAATGTTAAAAAATGCTATTAAAGCCTTTATGGGCTTGGGTAAACCGAGTGGACCAATAGAGTTGACTGCTTCAAATATTTTGACTTTTGCATTCCTCCTTGCATCATTGTTTTTAGGATCAGTTGCGATTTGTCTACTCGGTTTCTATCTTATTAAGACTTTCTGACAAAACACCAGCAACAACTTTGTTTACCTTTTGTCTATCAAATACTCTTATTGCTTTACTATTCATCTGACCCTCATCATTTGTTACCCATTCAAAATTAAATTCCTCACTAGATAATATATAGCCTGCATTATGATATGACATCCAAGCCTTTCTATTAGGGTAACTCCAAACACCGATTGCTTTTTCAAAATAACCCTGTGAAATAGTTTTAAGTAATAACTTTTGTCCTATACCATGTCCTCTGTATTCTTTTTCAACATATAAACCACGTGATCGATATAACTCATATAAAGTCATGTGTCCAGAGTTTACACCTACTAGTCTTTCGTTATCAAAGGCTCCCCAAAACGTAGGAGTGAATCGTTGATTTTGTAAATCATATGTATCAATTTGTTCCATGTGATACTCATCATCTTGTAGTTGATATTCAAAACTTTTTGGGCAAGTCATTGCACTTGTAGGTTCTATTGACATGTTTGGCATATGCATTTTCCACATGTCTTTGGTTTGTTCCCATGTAATTTTTTTAATAGTAATCATACTGGAAAGTCTATACTCCACATCGATTTTTCAGGAGATCCAGGTAAATATAAATCATCTTTATGTGCCCATCTGACTGTAAATGCTAGTCGAGGTTTTTTATCTTTGCTCATGTTAGAATTAACACCGTGTATTGCACAGTTTCCATTAATAAAAAGTGCCTCATTTTGTTTGGGCTCATAGATGTAACCACTTAATGAATATAACTCTCCTCCGCAATCTTTTACATGATCATGTAGATAAAATGTCAGTGATCTTGCTCTAGCAGTTTTAGATGAAGGTGTATTAAAAAATTGATCAGCCATGTCAACATGAGCATGAAGATAACTTTGATAGGATAAATAATTAAGATGTAATCTATGCGGCACCCAATTTTTATCGATAGGTTCTTTGTTTTTAAAGTTATTCAAATGTTGAAAAAATACAGGATGAATTGAATTTTTTAATTTATCCCAGCCCCAATCGATTAATGTATCAGATGTTTGATTCCACCATTCTTTTTCAGCAGTTAAATCATATATTACTTCTTGCTCTCTTGCGTTTTGTCTATGTGATACAATATGATGTCGTTTATCATTATGAGTAAATGAAGTTCTGTGGGTTAGGTATGTATCTCTACTGGGCCTATCTAAATGAGATTGGACAGTATCTTTTAATAATTTATAAAAAGTTTTGTCATATATATTAGAATATTTATATATGTGCAATGGTTGAGTCACGTCTGACCAATGCTTATTGGGCTTGTCTTCTTTATATTCTGTAACGTTCATAAAGATATTTATGACGTTTAGGTTTGTTTAATTATTAACTTTGAACCACTGTCCTGGATCATCAAACTTCATAAAATATTTAAAATCATATCTTGGTTTGTCTTTCCAATCATATGGATTATCATATCTGTTTTCTAATATGTAAGTCTTGCCGTCTACAGCAACACCGCATACTAAATGATCTTCTCCTTCTTCGGTAACACAGTATATCACAGACACATCTGATTTGTCAATGCCTTCTTTAATTAATAACTCTGCACATGTGTTAGCAAAACCATCACAATCGTCACTAAAGTCTTCACCTGCTAATACTTTATCAGCATGACTAGTCCAGTGTTCGGCTTGCATATATTGCTTATCATCGTGTAGATATGTGAATTTACTTTCAACTAATGCATGAACTTTTTTTGCAATATCCTTACTCATCTACTTCTTCCTCTTTGCAAAGAATAGATTCAGGTTCACGTTCACACATTTCTTTTTGACCTTTAAGAACAATGTTAACAGGTTCTCCTGTCATCTCTGTAGGTCCTGTTTCTTCAACAGTAGTACAACTTACTAAAAAGCAAATTGCAAATAGACTAATTAACTTTTGTATTCTTCTTTCCATAATGTCCATGCACCGTATGCGATAGCGGCATAAGCAACTAGTGTTGCAATACCTTTAAACATTAAGAAACACACGCCTGCTGTAATTAAAGCGGCTCCGTCCCAAGATGTTCTTTCTTTTAATCTTGCACTGATCCAACCCTTAACAAAACTGAAAATTGCTTTAATTTTATCCATAATATTTCCTTTATTTAATTGATCCGCCCCAAGCAATAAAGAAACTGATGCTGTTAACATCTGTTAATGCTAGTGTAACGTCCGCTTCTAATGTATCATAAGCAGACTGATCTGACCATGAGTTTGAATGAAAGTAAAAAATTGTATTAGATTCTACTTTAGCCTTTACTGAAGTTGCAAGAGCCTTAAATTCTACCATTTCTAATGCAGTGTCAGCGGGCAATAACACACCTTTTGCAGTTTCAATTCTAACACTACCAGAAACAGAGTCTACATCAATATATTCATTGTATTTTGCTTTTATACTTTCATCTAAGAATTCTATAGAATATGTAAACTCGTCATTTGGATATAATTTTTTCCATTTTGATAAATCTAATGTTGAGTTTAAATCAATAACAATAGCATCACCATCGTTTGCATTTGCAACACCTAAATATGATACCATATCTGCATCTTTATAGGTTGCTAATGGGTCAGCAGTAAATACATGTGCTAATTTGTTTTGTTCTTCTGTAAATGTTGAATCTTCAAATAACAATGCGTTTTCAGTTGCTGTTCCTAAAATCATTTCTTTCATGGCTTGTGCTGAAACCATATCATCATTCATTGAACCGATTACACCTGCAATACCTGCAACTATTGGAGCCGAAAGTGATGTACCAGATGTGATACCATATGGTGCACCAGCGCCTATTGTATGTGCTATCATTACTGACTCACCCGGAGCAAATAAATCTAATGATAAACCAGCACCTGTTGTAAGACCTTCGTCACTAGGTGAAATATTGTTAAAACCTGCAGGAATATCATACTTATCAGTTGCACCAATTGTTAAACACCCATTAATACCTGCTGGGGTAACTAACTCAACATCAATGCCGCTGTTACCGGCTGCCGCAATAACTGTCACACCTGCTGACATTAGTGATTCAAATTTAGCATCTAAGTATGCTGAACGAGCAACACCCCAAGACACATTTAAGATACGTGTTTTATTTGGATTTGCTACTACTTCTGCTTCCAATGCATCTAATGCTCTACCTAATTCTAAAACAGATGCTTGTTTGCTTACGCCCGGATCAATCAAATTGCCATCTTCATTTATTTTGTTTCCTGCAATTTTGATAATTCTAAGTTTTACGTTATCTGAAATACCTAAGTTGGTACCGACTGCCATTGATGCTACACCAGTTCCGTGACCTTTTTGATCTCCATCTTCCCATATACCGTCTAAACACCAAAATGTGTCAATCTCTAAATCTTCGCCTTGAAATTCAGCATGAGTAGAATCAATACCTGTATCCATAATATAAAGTTCAGGTTTGCTTACAAAATTTGTATCCATCATTTGATATGAAGTAACGAGAGGACGATATGTTGATGCAACTCTGAGTCTTGGCCATTGTCCTTCAGCATCAGTAGGATTCAGATCAGTATCTGTAGTATTCATTTCAGATATACTACTTGTTGACAAGAACTCTACAGGAGAATCTGAATGATCAATTCCTTCGACTGCTTCTCCTAATGCTAAACCTTTAGATGATTTAACTCTAAAGAAACCGTTGCCTAAATCTTCTTCAACAGTTGTATCTTCACATGATTCAATTGTGTTTTTCTGACCTTTAACAATAAATTCATGTTCGTCTTCATCTTTTTGTTCTAGTGAACATGTTTGATCTTTAATTGCATCTTCTGCTAAATGCCACTCTATATCAAGTGAATCCCCTTCAGGGGCAGACAGTTTCCACTTATGTGCAAATGCCTTTGCATTTACATCACTGTCAAATGTAACTTTTAATTTACTCATGTGTTTGGGCTCCAAAATTTGTGTGCATAACTATATTGTATTTATCATTAATTGTGAATACGCAAGGATAAACGCAGATATATTTCACAACACTATTTATCGATTAAATAATTGTATGTCTTTTAAAGTGCATCTAATCCATGATTTATATTACGGTTTTAATGAACCTACTGATCCTGCTGATTTAAAATTGCCTGAATGTGATTTAGTCATTCTTAATGGTAATATAGCAGAGAACGGCAAACGCAGTATGTTATATGCATTTGAACTTGCACATCTGTATCCTAACATACATTTTGTGTATAATGAAGGTTATACAGAAAGATATCGATTAATGTCCGGTAAATGGGAACATGAACATGAAAATGGCATGTCTATACGGACAAAACAAAAGGCGTGGCCTAAAAACTTACACTGGAAAGATCCTAGAGCACCTCAAGGTTTAGAAATATTACTACAAACAGGACAAACTATATCTGTTTGGTGTGCATTTGGCTTTCCTAATGTTATTAAATGTGATACTGATTGGGAAGACTCGTGGTTTTATTGTAATATATGTGAAGGACAGATTCCAGTATATAAATTAGAGTCAGATATTTTGCCAGGCACCGATCTAAAAATCTTTGGTGACATTGATAAGTGGGCAACTAAAGAATTTATTCAACAAAAATACACAGAACAACTTGATATGATTAGAGATTGGGAAACTAAGCAGATAGCAAACAAATACTACGGTATATTAGTAACTCATTTGAGCCCTTATAAAGATACTAGATTAGAAGGTATATCGTATACAGGCTACAACATACACTTACATAAACGTATATGGGCTACTACTCATTCAAAAGAAAAAATAAATTATGTAGGCGCAGATTTAGTAAGTAATCCAGGACGAGGATCAGGGCCGCGTGGGAAAGTGCTTGAAGTAGATTGAATCTAAAAATACTTTTTGATCTTTCGGCACATCTATTTCGTAGTTGTTGTTGTCTACTTTAGTTCCAGGAAGTCTACTTAATGGATATCTAAATTGTTTTTCAAATTCCCATCCGTCTCCTGTTTTTTCTTCAAATAATTCTTTGACTTTTTCAAAGCCCGTATACTTAGTTGGTTGTTGCATAATATCAAAACCTATACGTTTGTAGCCGACTATTTTTTGCTTATATTTAAGATCCCGTAGTTTTTTATATTCTTCCCAGTCTGTAGACTGATCAGGAAGTTCTGCGCCTAAGGCAGGTGTAGATACTGCTAATGCTAGTGCCAACTCAGGACTAAATGATAAGAAACTTCCTTGCACTGCTATTTGAAATTTATCTTTGCAAGTAACCCAGTGCATTTGATTTTTTTCTAAATTTCTACCATAACCCTGTCTATTTTTATCAGGAGCATTGCCTCCAAAACATACACCAGTATATCCCATATGAGTTAATACTTCTACAAATCTATAATGTGCATTGAACTGCGGGCTGAATCCACCATACTGTTCAGTCATTGCTACGTTGTCTCTAGTTAAAAATGAAACAATATCAAACTCTATTTCTCTGTATGGTATGTCAAACGTATGACAATATGCTTTAGCATGATCAACATCATGTTTGTTTAAATCATCATTGTACTTAAATATAATAACATGTGCTTCTAGGTCTGCCTCTGCAAAACAGTGTAGCATTGCTTGACTATCAATGCCTCCACTAAAACATAATGCCGGGAAAGGACCTAATGTCTCATGGCATCTTTTTGCGGCATCTATTCTCCACTTTTTTAATTTTTCATCATTGATATTTTCTAAATCACGTATGAGTTTTGTAGATACATTCATTTTATGATTCTGACCGTTGCCGGTAGTCATACCAGACATGTCTAACCAATTATTATAAAAAGGTACTGATTTATACTGCGACAATTTTTTTCACCATTTTCTTTAAAATATGCTCATCTGCATTTACGTTAATAACCAACATTAAACAGTTATCAACAAAACTAAACAGACTATGTAATCTGCTTGTGTTAATAAAGTACGTTGCTCCCAAATCAAATCTTAATAATTTTTCTTCTTGTACCCACTTCATATCGTTGATACCAAAATTGTATATAGGTATCATAATTCTAAATGTAGGCACAGCAACAATTGCTCCATTATCTCTGTGCGGTGGAAAAAATCCACCTTTATCTAATCTAAGAAAATGTGTTCTTCCTAAATTAGGTTCCCAAAAATTTAAATACTCATCTAGTTCTGGTATCAATGCACAGACATTTGTTCGTGTAGTAAAGTCTGCTTCGTTGTAGGCTTCACCGTGTATACGTTCCCACTCTCTTAAACTGTTTAAGTCGGGTCCGTCAAATCTTCCATCTAAACTTGTAACACTAAGTCCAAATCTATTATTGGGCTTCTTATGACCTTGATACTCTTTCCATCCTGGATGACTATCACAAATTTTTCTGATATTGTTTAAGTCCATCTTGGGAAAGTCTAGTTCAACGACATCTCCCCAGTTAATTATAAAATCTGTTAACGTAGCCATATATCATATTTATTCAGTAAATAGATGTATGCAATTAAAATTTATAGTTCCTCAAAAAGATGCTTATGCAATCAAATGTAAAATAGCACGTTCAATTTGCGAAGGCATGTCAGCATTAATGTCATTGCCTGACTCTTTAACTATAGAGTTTGTAGCAATGCCTAGTAATGTATATGGAGATTCTACATTAGATAATAAAAGTAACAAGTTAATAAGACTTAACTCTCAGTTGAGAGTAAACGATTTGATGATACCGTTAGTACATGAACTAATACATGTAAATCAAATGTATGAAGGTAAGTTGATGATAACAGAAGATGGTATTTTTATTTGGGACACTTTGCCTTATGAAATTGATTTAAAGAATATACATTATAAAGACTATCAGATGTTGCCTTGGGAAGCAGACGTTAGACACAGACAGCCTAAGGTGCTACAAAAACTGCTTAAATCTTACAAGTGATTGACGGGGTATCAACATAATCAGATAACGAAATACCATATCTTTCGCAGTCTGCGATTTTATCTTCTTTTGTCATTGTAGGCCATTTCCTACTTTGATGTAATATAGTTTCTGTCTCTCTGCTGTCTAACCAATCAAGTCTGAATACATTAGGACGCAACATGTAAGCACTACACCAGTCTTGTATACAAACAGTCATCGGAGTGACAGGATTAGACTCGACATATTCTCGTATTTCTATTTGAGTACCGGGGCCGTCATCATGTTGATACACCCAATTATCTGAATGATATCGCATGTTAAATATTTCAAACTCATCACTACCCATATACATGAACCAATCTTGCATTGCAACATCTAATTCATTTGTTTTTATATTTGTTTGCATTTCTAATCCTGCAAAGTATATCGTATCAGGGTCAGGATAAGTTATGGATAAATCATCTCCGGCATTTTCTCCCCAAATGATTTGATTTCTGACAGGTAAAACATCTGGTCTAGTATCAAAGATACAATCATATTGTGCGCCTAAACGTTTTTCTTGTCTTCTAATATGAGGCAACATTATCATATTCATAAACGGAGGCCCAAGATGCCCGTTGTAATAGTTTCCTTCTTTTGCGCCATCTGTTATTAATGCATTGTGTATTGAATAACTAAGAATATGAAAATGAATTAAATTTTGATCTACAAAAGATTCTTCAATGCCCTCAGTATTAGATGTGTCCCAAGTTATAAAGTAATAATCTACGTTTTCTGCAATCTCGTTATAAAACTCAAACACTTTGGATGTATTAAAGTGCCATGTACGAACATGTCCTCTTAATACTACAGCAATGTTTTTCATTTTCTTCATCGTCTTTTCTTTTTAGTCTTCTGTACAGGTTTTCTCTTTATGGGCGACAATTCATCAACATAATCCCAATCTTCTCTGAATAAACAAAAACGTCTGTTTTTATCAAGTGTTTCATAAACAAATTGCATTGCTAACATCTGTACAACTTTACCTTCAAATCTACCGTTGAGTTTACATATGTGATATATCAAGTCTCCTACTTGTGGATTCTTTTTACTTTTCTTTACCATAGTTTTTTCTCTTTACAATGTTGATATAAATATTCAGCCCAGTGCTTATGTCCTTCAGCACTAGGATGAAAAATAATAAAAACTTCTTCAGCGGTTCCTTTAGTTAACATATGTTGCCATGCAGTTGTATCTCTGATAAATGTATCACTATCTATGTCTTCCCATAGTGTTTTATCGCCCGGCGTAATCTTATTAAAATTCTTTTCGTATTCTTTATCGTCCCATTGATAAATCATCTTCTCGTGGTGATGATAAAATGCTTGATGCATAACAAACTTAATGTTATAGTTCTTTAGTATCTTTGACATCTGCCAAACTTGATTAATGTGTCTATGAATAAACTCAGTCTCTGACCAAAACTTATCAAAGTATAAACGAAAAAATTTATTTAAATCTTCATCACCTTCGTGGTCTTGATCCATGCTCCAAGGTCCAAATGCAATCTTATGATCATCAAATCCTGTATCACTATGACGCCAAGGTTTTCTAGTATGAAACTCTCTGCGTTCTGGACTAGTCCAACCAATAGATACAAATAAATCTGAAGTATCTCTACCTGTAAAGTATCCTTCTGAAGACAAATACTCCATTAAGACTCTGACGATTGCATCGTTTGACAACGACGGATCACTTAAGTCTACTAGTTCATTTGCATTCATCATGTCTGCAAATCGATTGATGTATCTATTCTTTAATCTGTATTCTATATTCTCTGGTATACTTTGTCTTTCAAATCCGCCCCCGGGCAAATTCATAATTGGTTCTGGATCTATAGCAGGGTCTACAAGTTCTGCTCCCCAACACCAACTATCTCCGGCACCTATTAGTTTCATGCTCTTATCACTTTAATTTTCTGTACCCAATCACTACATATACCTGCACATCTTACATTTAATGTATTCTTTAATGTTTCGTCTTGTACTTCTGGCATAACCATAATACTACGACCAGTTAATTCTCTACCTATATTAGTCCATACATATTTTTTGTTTGTTAATGTGTAATCATCATACTCATGCCAAAATGCATTTGCTTCATTCATCTCAATGCCACAAAAGAAACGTAATGCTTCCAGGTTCTTGCAATGTATCCAATATCTTTTGTCTAATGATGTAACACTAACAGTATATTGAGGTTCATCATGCCCAAAGACTATTTCTCCGTCTATAACCCAAGTATCAACTTCTACATCAAAGCCTGCTTGTAATGCTTCTCTTATATGATCAGGATGATTTTCTAATGCAGACGGCCCGTTTATGTTTCCTCTGTGTGCAATGTATTTCATAATGTTTTCAGTATTTCCCAAGTTTCTTTATAACCGTTATCTATTTTGTAAGTAGTTCCTCTTTCTCTAGGCAAGAAATCTATTTTTTTTACTAGTGGTGTATCAATGCCATACTCGCCATATTGATCACAAAAGAAAACAATGTCTGCTTGATCATCGTCTATTAAGTCTAATACTTGTCCTTTGTTTGCGCCACGCAAACATATATCAACACTCACACTTCCACCTGCATATGCTTCTAATCTTGGATGATTGTCATTTAATTGTATAATTAAATTTTGTCTTTCTTTGTACAATTCATCGTGTTTTGTGTAATGACTTCTAAGTTCTCTGTCTCCGCTTCTCGTTGCTAAAGAAAAGTTATAACTTCCCTGTCTCTTTTCTAAAACAGTTTTAAACTCAGGTTTCTGATCGTACTTACTTTGAGTCCAAAAATTATAAAAGTGTTCTATTTCATCTTCGGTAAATTCAAAGTCATTGATAAGAACTTCGTTGCCCCCTGGAGGATAGATAGCATTACCTAAACAATGAAAACCTATATATTGATTATCTACTATCTTTGAACCAATTTGGTCGATTGTTTTTTCTTTATAACTTCCTGTAACTAGATAGTATTCTTTATCTTGTGCCCACTCCTGAAAGTATTCACTAAATTCTTCATCAATGCGTTGACTAGTATCACATAGCACACCATCGACATCAAATATATATTTTATCATACTAGATACTTATCCGTAGAATCGCCCGGCACTTTAATGCAAACAATAGTACAATCTTCATAGAATGTTGGATCGGCGACTTCATTGGGTTCAATAATAAATGTATCACCTGCTTCTAATTCAATGTCGCAGACATTCATTTTGCCTTTAATTAATATATTGTATTCTGTGCCTTGCTTGTGATAGTGAGCAGGCCATTGCTCACCTTTGAGATGTGTTAGAATACCTACTTCAAAATCTTTAGTCTTCAAAAGACTAGGTTCAAAATCACCAATGACCCAACCCCTAGTTGTGTCTGATAATTTTCCTACGATCACTTTTCTAAGTATTCTGCTAAATCTTTGGGGGTGCCTATGAATGAAATATCATCGGGCATAATTTGATAGAAGCCTGCATCTCCTTGAAACCAGTTAAATGCAGGTCCTATATAGTATTCTCCCTGAGACTTAATACCTGATTGCATCATTAAACGTGTGCTTATAACAAAATCTTTACCTTTCTTAAAATAATGAAGTCCTGTTAGTGCCATGTTACCTGCTTGTACTTCTTTTTCAAAGATAGTACCTGACACCATATCTAAATAACTGTGTTTCGGATCATCACTTTCAATTGTAATAATGCCGGCATCATGTTCTCTTAATTTCTCAAACACTTCATCACGTAGTTTAGGTTTCCAATTCATAATTTGATCACAGTTTGCAATCAATAGTTCTTCATCGTTTTCAATAAACTGGACTGCTTGAATTGCAGTTTGTGCGGCTCCTTCTGTGTGTCCTACAACAATAAGGACTGTACACCCCGGGAATTCTTCTACTAAACGAGCACCTAACTCTTTATGGGTATCATTCATCATATCTTCAGGTAGCAAGAAGATAAACTTATTGTCTGGATGTTCTAGTCCTAAACTTCTTGCGGCAGCCACTAACATAGGCTCGCCCTTAACATCGATTAGATTTTTAGGTTGGTCATAGTGACCCTTGAAACGAGTTCCTCGACCTGCGGCTGGTATTAATATATTCATGTATATATTTAGTAGGTTTATAGGAGACAAAAAAATTTTAAAAAGGCTTGACATTTGGGTCAAAATGCCGTATAATAGACTAGTATCATCAAAAAGGGCGATTGCTATCATAAGAACCATTGCCCTAAATGATATATAAATTAAAAGGGTAAAAAAAATGTCTCAATTTTTCACAGCAGATTTGCATTTTGGTCACAAGAACGTGATCAATTTTACAAATCCGGATGGCACAAAATGTCGTCCGTTCGATACCGTTGAGGATATGGAAGATGCTATGGTTCAAGCACACAATGAAATTGTAAAGCCGACCGATAAAGTCTACATGTTAGGAGACATTGCCTTTAATGTTCGAGGGCTTAACAAAGTTAAGCAAATGAACGGAATCAAAATACTTGTCAAGGGTAACCATGATCAGTTAAAGTTGAACAAGTACGTAGATGTATTCAAAGATGTCAGAGGCTGTCACGTGACTAACGGGTTAGTGTTTACTCATATACCGATTCACGTTGATCAATTGGGTAGATTTGGGTGCAACGTACACGGTCACTTACATGGTGGAAGAGTCATGCAAGGTGACAAGATTGATCCTAGATTCTTGTGTGTCTCTGTCGAGCATACAAACTTGAAGCCGATCGATTTTGAAGATATGGTTGATAGGATTGTATCACAAGGTGGAAAGATGGGCATGATTAATGGCAATGGTTCTCAGAAACAAATTACCCAAAATGCTTCATTTAGGAGTCATTAGGTAGTATAATGTATCACATAAGACACAAAACGTTAAATTGCTAATGATTGCTAAGGATTGTGTCGAACACTTTGAGTCTCGTCAGGCGCCCGTTGAAGGGCTAGGTAAGTCTTAAGATTTACACTGTTTGAGACTCACTTTTTAAGGAACAGATGGAAGCAGTAAAAAAACCGAAAACAACTAACAAGGGTAGATTTTGGTGTCATATCAGAAAAGACTTTTTTAGTTGGGAAGAACTCATCGCATATTATCAAATGTGTGATTTAATCGAAAAGCAAAACAAACAACAGGCATAATTATGACAATAATGACCCCAGATCAAAATTGGACTGATGAAGAATGGAACAGTTTTAGATCGCAAGTTAAAGATGTACTCGTTGAGGATATCGTAACAGTTACTTTTACTAAGATCAACGGTGATGAACGTGTAATGACATGTACATTGCATCCAGACAACTTACCTAAAGTTGTAGTCAAAGAAGGTGAAGAAAAGAAAGAAAGGGTAATGAAAAACCCTGAAAATAGTCTTGCTGTCTTTGATACAAAAGCAGAAGGTTGGAGAAGTTTTCTTATAAGGAACATCAAATCAGTCGATACTAGCCCGCGCCTGTAACTCAGTTGGATAGAGTACCTGGCTACGAACCAGGAAGTCGGAGGTTCGAATCCTTCCAGGCGCGCCAAGATCAATCAACATAAGGAAAAGTTTTACCGCTCTTAGTTCAGTGGATAGAACAACTGCCTTCTAAGCAGTAGGTCCCAGGTTCGAATCCTGGAGGGCGGGCCAAATTGGGGTACGGCTAGAACAACACTAGCCTCAATCGGATGCTTGAGACATGCAAACCCTGTCACTCTGCCCCTCCCCATTTGGGCCTATAGCATAACTGGTTAATGCAACCGACTCATAATCGGTAGAGTCTAGGTTCAAGTCCTAGTGGGCCCACCAACTTTTAGGAGAAGAAAATGAAAGCATATAAAAGAAGGGTGTATAAATTTAGTAATCAGTGGACGCATGAAAAAACTATTTACTTGCTTCCGTCAGTCTCTATAAGTATACATGAGTATTGCTTAGACATTTCGTTTTTATGTTTTAAGTTCTACACATTTGTGGAGTACAAATATGGCTAAGAAAAAAGAAAGGATCCCTATGAATGCCGGCGCAGAATTTGATGCACTAACATCTGCTCGTAAATATTATGTTTATCTAACTCGTTCTGGTGTTGCAAAAAAGATTAAACAACAATATAACAAACGTTTTAGAAAAAAGCAAAAACAAGACATCAAAAAAGATTTGGGCACATGAAAATGTGTAGGTCATTGAAATCTACCCATTAACTATTGATTAGCACAGGTCTATATAGTAAAATATTGGAAACTCATGCATTAAGTAAATAATATTACTCTATTGCAAAGGAGATTAACATGAAACAGACTCTAATAAAAGCCTGTGTACTAGTTTTGATGGTGTTTAGTGTATCAAAACTTATCGAACCCGTATCCACACCTGCACCCCAAGTGCAATACATCCAACCCGAAATCATCATTATCGAAGTTCCTGTACGTGAGACCAAGATAATTAAAGAAGATATGGCACCTCAAGTTGTAATTGTAGATAACTCTGAAATGGTGTATGAAGATATAGATGTATTCTGTCTAGCAAAAAATATCTTCCATGAAGCAGGTATAGAGCCAGATATAGGCAAATATGCTGTGGCTCAAGTTACTCTTAATCGTGTAGCAAGTCGCCAATATCCCAATACTGTCTGTAAAGTAGTACTAGATAGATATCAGTTTTCGTGGGCAAATAAAAGGTCCCGACATTGGACACGCCCAAAAGGAGCCAATTGGGACAAATCATATGAAATTGCCCGGCAAGTTATGGACAAAGGATATCGTGTCGATGGGCTAGAAAACGTCAGATATTACCATGCAGACTATGTAAAACCTCATTGGTCACGCAAAATGACGCATGTGGCTACTGTAGGAAGGCATGTTTTTTACACAAATGATGCAATCTATTGATTTATAAGACAATTTAATTTCACTTTTTTGAAGAAAAAGGTTGACATTGGGTACCCAATCCAGTATAATATATTATATTAAACAATAAAGGAAAGGGAAATATATGCAAATCAACACTCAACTAGCAAAAGCCTTCAACCGAGCAGTTACTACTGCTGAAAACATCAACAAAGATGGTTCTATCAACTGGAACTTTGTCGATGCAGATTGTTACATGGATCTAGCAGATAGCAATTCTGATCTCCCTGCTAACATTGATTACATTGAGCAATTTGACTATCTGGCTGATTGCTATACTGGCAAGATCACTCTTGCTGATCGTCTCGTAACCGCTTAAGGAATACTTCATGGCTTATTATACGCATACCGTCAATCCTATCGGTGTTTTCACTGAAAAGGAATGTGGTAACTACTTTGAATGGTCTGTAAATGATGATCATATGGTGTTTTGTGAGGACTTCCCCCACAAAATTTGGGTAGGTGATACTATCGGCTCTCCATACCGATATGGTTTGGTCAAAAAGACTGTTGCGTATGTTTGTGTCGATGAAGACGAATTTGGTCTTCCTGTAGTCGAAAAATGGGCACTAAAAAAATGTCAAAAATATTAAAAAAAGGCTTGACATTGGGTACCCGTTTTGCTATAATAGTTGTATAAATTAAATCAAAGGAGAAGTTTATGTCAATAACAAGTAATCAGAAGTTGGATGATATCAAATCAGCAATTAGCAAAGGTCATTTTGATCTTCAGCAATTGAATGAGTTGCGTTCTTTCATCGTATCTGTATCCGTAAGCAATGCTAAACGTTCTATCTCAGTAGGAGATAATGTTTGGATTGTTCAAAAGACTAAACGTGAACAGGGTGTTGTTGTAAAAGTCAACATCAAAAAAGCAATTGTTGAAATGAGAGGTGGACGATACAATGTTCCCCTGTCAATGCTGGAGGTAGTGTAATGCAGGCATCAAGTCAATATAGCAACAGTCTACATGAATGGTGGACTGTGGCTAACATCAACGGGTATCCTCAAAGAGTATACTGTACTGCGGCAAATGCATTTGAGGCTAGTAATATCTTCAAATCATTGTACGGCAGTCAGTTGATCAACGAATACGCCTCAAGGGTGTAACAGAATTTGTGGCAATAATGCCACAAAGGTATGCAATGGGAGTTGCATGTATTTTAATGAGTTAAACTTAGTTTATATTTTAGGAGAAACATTATGACAACTCAAACTTTTTCGGTAGTTGGTATTACTGAACACAACGGTAATTCAAAAGTCCGATTCACAGATGACATGGTTAGGCGTGTCAAGCAATTCAGCAAGGGCGGTGCAACTCGTTGCGAGTTTATCTCTCTACCTGAATCAATGACTAAACTAGATGCACTAGAATTCATGCTTACGCATGACATGTTCTCGTCACCTGAAGATCAAGCAACGATCTCAGATGCGATTGCAGATCGTTCTAAGACATCTGGTAAAGTAAAAGTGACCATGTCACTTGATGCTATCCGTGAACGCGGTAAGCAAGATGCTGATACATTAGAATCAGTGTTGAATGCTGTAGTTAGTTAATAACAACAGCCACAAAAAAAGGGCTTTCGGGCCCTTTTTTATTGGGTAAAATTTAGCCAGGAACATATCCTGATGAACCTGATAGGCTAGGATCGTCTTGTGCTGGTGTGTTGCCATCTCCAAATATACTTCTGATAGTAACAAGTGATGGCTTACTGATAACTGGGGCAATCCATGTGTTAAAAAATGCATAACCTAATGCATTATTTGTTTGAATGCCTGATGGTGTACGCATATCGTCTGTCCATTCCGGAGATAAACTTCCTCCCTCCCATAAATCTGAGTAGTCAAACATACAAAAGTTTAGTAGATACAAGTATTCTTTTGCGGCTAATTCAAACGCATCAGGGTCAGTTTTGAATGCACCGGGACTTGGTTCATATCCTGATGGATCCCACTTGCCTGCATCATATGCTTGTACCATTGCATTGTACAAATCACTAGTGTTCCAATCAGAACTTATGTAAGGATATAATTTTATATCTTCTGCAGGTAAGCCGCACATGTGTAATGTATGCATTACGTGTTCAATAACTTCCTGTGCATCTGTATCACCGTCACCGTATCCATCACCTGACGAATTTAAATACCACACCATATCATTTTGTACGTGAGTGTCGTATAAGTTTGTTAGGTTCCAACTAATAATTCCCGCATCAGTTAAGAAGTTTGGAGTGTAATCATCTCCTGCTCCTCTTGCTACTCTTTGTAGAGTTGGGAAACCTACATGATAAGTTTCTCTATCTCCGCTTAGTGTTTGAATAAATTGTCTTTGTAAGTTAATGTTAATACCTGCACCTGTTGGATCTGTGAATAATTGAAACATGCGGGCAACTTTTTCTAACCAAACATCAGGAACTGCTAGTTGACCACCTACAGCACCAGCCGCCATAATTCTTGTACCGTTAGTTGAAACTTCACGTTTAAAGAAATCACTGCCGTCACCGACAACATCACCGAGCGGGCCGCTAAAGTATTCTGGGTCTCTGTGAGAGTTCATTTGAGACACCATCAATGCGCCTGCCATTTAACTTACTCCGGTGTTCATGTCGTGGGTGCGGCAGTTTTGTATGGGTGACTTACTGGTAAGTTACCTTGTAGTCCCCATTTCCATGCTATGTAACCTTCTGCTTTTTCTACGTTAGAAATATCAGTACCACCTGTGCCTGTAGGTCCTGCTACCCAAAAGAATTCAGCGGCTTTACCTGCTAATTCAACAGAGGCTCTGTTACGCATTAATCTAAAGTCTGCTGTAGTATTCATAGAGTTAGTATATGGATCACCTGCTGAGGCTTGAGAACCGTTTATTCTACCAAAGATTTCATCACCTGTTTTATTAAATGATGTACTAACTATAGTCCAAGTGTTTTGCGAAACGGATACTGTAAAGTTTTGTTTTGCTTTACCTGATGAAATACTATTAGATCCATCATAATCAATTTCGCCAGGCCAACCGTTACTAGAATCACTACTGCTGACTGCATAAGTTCTGCTACCATCAGCACTCCAAAAACTATCTCTTGTACTAGTAGTACTTGCCCATTGAAAAATGCCTACTGCATAATGATTTCCACTATCTGCATAAGGACCAGTTCCAGTACTAATAAGACTTTCATTACCGTCAAAAGTTCCTGTAGCCAAACTGTTTAGTGTGGTGCCAGTAGTTGGTGTACCGTCAACCGTTATTGTAAAGTTACTTGCTTTATCTGTTACGGCTGTGATTGTGCTTCCTACTGTAGTGTATGATGTTGGATCACTGAAGTCAACCCAGACATCTGCTCCAAGATTTGTGGGAGATAATAATTCGGTTTCAGCACTATGCCAAGACATTTGCGCCATCATCAATGCGCCTGCCATTTAACTTACTCCGGTGCCGCTAATAAACCATGTATCAGTATCAACTTTCATTAATGTCGCAACTCCATATGTTGAAATCACTCTGTTACCTGCAGTTGAATTACCTGCTTGATAAAGAGTTACACCAGAGATAGCATTAACTAGAATGTTACCTGCGGCTTGTTCAACAATACTAATTGCTGTTCCTGTTGGGAATGCAACAGTTGCGTTTGTTGGAATTGATAATGTAATATTTCCTGCTGTTGTTGATCTGAAATGTTTACCTGAATCTTCAAGTGCGATTGTATCATTTGCTGATAATACTACAGGGGGAATTTCTTTATAACCTATTGCAAATCCGTTTGTGTTTGCATTGATGTTTGCACCTGCAATGTTTCCTGTTACAGTTAAGTCTACTAAAGTACCGAGACTAGTAATGTTAGGCTGTGCGGCTGTTGTTACAGTACCTGCTGTTGTAGCACTAGTTGCTGTAACTGGTCCCCATGAACCTGTACCGTCTAAGTAATTTGCTGTGTTACCGTCTAAGTTAACTGTTGCAATATTACCTGCACCAGATACGTTTGCGATAGCAACACTATTAGCAACTGCTGAGAATCCAACTTCACCTGTTACATTAGCACCGACTACGTTAGAAATGCTTCCACCGTCACCTGCAAATACGCCTGCTGTTACTGTAATGTCGCCTGTGTTTGCTGTCAAGCCTACTGATACGATTGTATCATTAACATTTAGTGCTGTTAAAGTACCAACAGATCCGATATTTGGTTGTGCTGAATTGATTACTTCTTGTGCAAGAACTGCTGTATTGATTGTTCCAGTTACGTTTGCACCTGCGATATTAGATAGACCGCCACCATCACCTGTGATTAATCCAGTTGTTGTAATTGGGTTAGCACTAAATGCACCTAATAAAGTAACAACGTTTGAATCACCGTATGTACTGCCACCTGGGGCCGCGGCGAACACACCGTTACCATATAGTACGTTCCCGGCTGCTCCGTCAATGTTGATTGACGCAATGTTACCTGCGCCTGATACGTTTGCCAAAGCAACTGCGTTTGCAACTGCGGCAAATCCGACTTCGCCACTTACATTAGCACCTGTAATGTTTGATAATTGATAACCATCTCCAGTTAATGCTGGACTCGTTGCGGCCGCAAATACTCCATTACCATATAAGACATTAGCGGCATCACCGTCAATATCGATTGTTGAAATATTACCTAAAGTAGGTGTACCTGAAACATTTGCATAAGCAACTGCGTTTGCTGTTGCGGCAAAAGTAACTTCACCGGAGACATTTGCTCCGGCTACTGAGTTAGAAACTGCTGAGAATCCGACTTCACCACTTACATTAGCACCTGCTACTGCATTTGCTGTAGCGGCGTTTGTGACTTCTCCAGATACATTAGCACCAGCAACTGCGTTAGCAGTAGCCGCGAATGATACTTCTCCAGAAACGTTTGCACCTGTAATGTTTGATAATTGATAACCGTCTCCAGTTAATGCTGGACTTGTCGCAGGAGCAAAAACTCCGTTACCGTATAATACGTTTGATCCAGATCCATCGATGTCGATAGTTGAAATGTTGCCTAATGTAGGTGTACCAGTTACGTTTGCATATGGGACGTTTGATATTCCGCCACCGTCAGCAGTAACGAGACCGGTTGTTGTAATTGTGTTAGAGCCGAATGCATTTAATAGAGTAACAACATTGCTGTCACTATATGTAGATTCTGCATCTGCGGCAAATGTTCCGTCTCCTCTGAGAACATTAGATACATTGCCGTCTAAGTTAAGAGGGGAGATATTACCTAGTGTTGGTGTACCAGTTACATTAGCATAAACAACGTTTGATATTCCGCCTGCATCACCTGTGATAATGCCTGTTGCATTTAATGTTCCAGTTACATTAGCACCTGTGCTAGTTACGATCAATACGTCTGCTGTACCACCAACGCCTACAGTTACGTTTCCATCTGTTGTGGGGATATCAACATTAGATGTTCCGTCTGTAATTTTAGTTGCTGTACCAGCAGGTAAATTTGTTAAGTTTGCTCCATCACCTGAGAAGTATGCGGCTACAACTGCTGTAGTTGCGTTTACGTTGCCTGCATCTAAATTTCCTGTGACGTTTGCACTTGTCAGATTTCCTACTGAAGTAATGTTTGGTTGAGCGGCGTTTGTTACATCTCCTGCAAGAGTTGCAACTGCGGCCGGTACAAAGTTACTTCCACCAGCACCTGCGAGAATCAAATTACCTGCTAATTGTACAGTTGATTTCTTGGTTTCTGGTGTCCCGTTCATGTCTACAACGGCTAATAAATCGTTGTAGGTCATGTTTGCACTTGTTATATCTGATAGTGCTGTAATTTTAATGTTTGTTGCCATGTTCTATTATCCCCTAATAGTAGTATTTATCTTTTACCGAGTTAAACAGCACTGTCATCACTGACATATGACCAACGTGTGTTTGTTGTATCATAATATGCCATCTTACCACCAGGTGTACTATCACTAATTGCAATTAATTGTCCAACTACGCCTGTACCGGGCACGGTTGCGGCAGTATAAACAGGTACTTTGTTAAATTCTACATCGATTAAACCAATAGATGTAATTGGTCCGCCTGTTACTGTTAAAGTATCACTAGTAAGACCTACACTTTGTACTGTGCCGTCTGATAGATTGGTTGAACTTACTGTAACGTTTCCGTTTGAACTACTAACTGCTATACCTGTTCCGGCATTTAATCTTGTAACACCAGTGTTAGTAACTGTAATGTTACCTGTTGTAGTAATTGGACCACCTGATACTGATATACCTGTACTTGGATTTAATCCAACACTAGTAACTGTACCACCTGCAGTACCGTTTGCAATAGATGTGATTCTACCGTATGCGTCTACTGTGACATTTGCTTGTGCATATGATCCTGCTACTACACCTGATGTTGCTAAATCTAAAGCAATTGTGCCAGAAGATACTATCGGACTTCCTGAAACAGTAAGTCTACTTGAAGTAGATACGCCTACACTTGTTACTGTACCGCCACTTCCATTACCGCCACCATTAGCAGAGATTGTTATATTGCCAGTAGTACCACTTAGTGTTACACCTGTTCCTGCAATTAACCTTGCAACACCTGTATTAGTAATAGTTACCGTTCCTGTTGTTGCATTTGATGTCACACCAATCGCATCACCTGGATTAAATGTGCTGAAATTACTTGCATTAGCAAATAATGTATCAAAGTTTACATTGGTTTTAGTAAATGCAGTGTATAGTGAATCACTACCAACAGATTCGTTTGGTAGACCTACATTAATTGATTGTTTTCCTGTTATAGCCATACTTGTGTAAGTTCCTTATATCTTGTATTTATCAATAAAGAGAATTAGTATGGTGAGAATGAACTACCGCAACCGCATGTGGTTTGTGCCATTGGATTGCTGATAGAAAAACGTGATC